CTTTTATTTTACAATTTCCTGAACCATAATCTATAATATTTTTGATATTTTTATTTTTTAAAAAATTTTTCAAAAAAAAACTGCATTTTTCATCTTTATCAGAATAAATCACTAAATTTTTATAATTGTTAAATGTTTTATAATAATTATCATAATCAATTTGAACATTTTTTGAATTTGAATAATAAAAATTACAATTTTCACAATAGTAAATTGAAATATTATTATCTAAATTTATATCGTTAACAATTAACATTTCAACTGAAAAAATTATATTATTATTTTCTTTATTGCAACAATTACAACTTCTCATATCTTATATTATTAATAATTATATTATTAATAATAAAATTAAACTAATGCGAAAAACTCCTTTATTTTTGAGCAAACATAATCTACATCTTCAACCGTCATTCCGTGATGTGCTCCCAACAAAAAACCTTCTGCCATTATTCTATCTGAATTAGGAAAAACTTCTAAATATTCCCTGTAAACAGGATGCCTTGTAACATTTCCTGCAAAACATACTCTTGTTTGCACATTATTATTTTCTAAATATGTTAACAATTCTAACCGCTTTTTTGACATAAATGGAATTGCTAACCAATCACTATTAAAAGTATTTATTGGTAAAACTATGTCTTCCACATCTTTTAAATTTTCCAAATACCTATTAAATACACTTCGTCGTTTTTCTCTTATTTCCTCAATTCTATCTAATTGAACCAGTCCAAATGCAGCATTTACTTCTGATGATTTCATATTGTATCCAACTGCACCATATAAAAATTTATAATCATAAGGAATACCATCTATATTATATCCAAATCTTTCACTCATATCTTCTGAATTATCTCCAATACGACCCCAGTCCCTAAACATTGTTGCTCTTTTCAGTAATTTTTCATCATTAAACATTACCATTCCTCCAGAACCACATGCAGTAATTAAATGACTAGAATAAAAACTTGTTATTGAAATATCTGTTTCAGGTGTTAATGTAACAGTATCAGCAGAGTCTTCAAATAGAACTAAATCTGTCCTTTTGCGAATTTCAGCCCAATCTGGTTTTGAACCTACCAAATTCGGAATTAAAATTACTTTTGTTTTATCGGTTATTTTTTCACAGACTTGGTCGGGAGTAGGAACATAAGTTCCGATTTCAACATCACAAAAAACAGGTTTTAATCCACATTGAAGAATTGGTGCTAAGGTTGTTGAAAATGTACATGCAGGTGTAATCACTTCTGCACCCGGCTCTAAATTAAGAGCATTTAATCCTAACAAAATTGCTGAAGAGCCACTATTTACAAATAAGCCGTGCTTTTTTCCAAATAATTCTGATACACGCCTTTCAAATTGAATAGTTCTTGGACCAAAACCAGCTAACCATCCATCATGCAAACATTCTATAACTGCGTTAATTTCTGCATCACCATATGCTTCTTTTTTATTAGGTGCATACCAAATTTTTTTATTCATTATATTAATATAATAAACATATTTATTTAATATATTTAATATTTATAATATTTATAATATTTACAATATATAAATTAATCTTCAAAAAAATTATGATAAACATTATTTTCCATATATTCAAAATCTTGTATGTCATTTATAAAAGGAATGATTGTGTTTTCTATATTAAATTTTAAAATTTCATCCCATTGCTCTTTTACTAAATATAATGTTGCTTCTGCAAAAGGAATATCCTCTTCACCGTAAGCAATTCCATATAGGTTATCCATATTATTTTTCAATAAATATTCAGACGCTGGAGTTTTTTTAATCCAATCCGATTTTGATAATCCGTTTACTTTATAAACAATGCTAATACACCCACATAATGCTGCCATAATCGTTAAAAAAGTATTGGAATCATAACTATAAAAATATTTATATTTATTAAAAAATTCAATGCATTGTTGTTGCGTTCCGCCAATTATTTCAAATGAGTCTTGTGGATGAATTAAAAAAAAACCATCCCTATGAATAACAAATGCTTTTCTAAATGTAAAGCATGAACCTTCTCTTTTTTCAAAATTTATTTGTTTTATTTCAGGGTCAACATAAACATTACTTAACATTTTATAAATATGTTTTTTTTCAGGATACAATGAAAATTTTTGTTCGCTATTAAAGTGATAAACTAACTCATTTTTACCCCATGTATCCGCACATGAATGTGGAACATTTTGCCCCAATACACTTAACATCCAACGAACTACATTAGGTGCATTTAATGGATTTCCTAAAATACCCTCGCAATATATTACTACAGAATTTTCATCTAATGGAAATTCATTATCATAAAATTTATTAAATATGCAATTATTTTCAGTCCCCAAATGGGGGTGCATTCTAACCATAACTCCTAACTCATCTAATATTTTAGCCAAATAATACTGAACTACCACACCTCCATTTTGATAATCAAATGCGTAATGCGGAAATATTAAAATATTTTTATTATTAGCAGTTTTTTCACTTAATAAATGTAAATCTGTCATGAATACTTATAATATGTAAACTTTAAATATAAATATAACAAAATAATATAAAAATAACAAAACAATATAATAAAATGAAAATACTTTTAACAGGTGGAAATGGTAATATAGCAAAAACTATAAAAAAAAATATGTCAAATTATTATGATATTACTAGCCCATCCCGAAATGAATTAAATATTTTAAATTTTGAAGAAATAAAAATATTTTTAAATAATAATGATTATGATATTTTGATTCATACTGCTATTGAAGGTGGTCGGAGAACTAAAGAAGATGAAAAAAATATTGTAAAAAATAATTTACTAATGTTTGAAAATATTTTGTATTTTGTAAATAGATTTAAAATGATAATTAATCTTGATTCAGGCGCAATATATGACCGTTCAACTGATATATTAAATAGAAAAGAAGACGATATTTCAACAATTCCAACGGATTATTATGGTTTTTCAAAATACATTATTTACAAAAGGTCATTGCAATATTATAATATTTATAATTTTCGAATTTTTAATATTTTTCATACAAATGAGGAACCTGATAGATTTATAAAAAGTTGTTTTTTATCAAAAAAAAACAAAACTCCTATAACTATTTATGAAGATAAATATTTTGATTTTGTTTATGAGGACGATTTTATTAAAATTATTAAATATTATGCTGACAATTTTACAAAACAGGAAATCCTTGAAAAAACTATAAATATTTGTTATGAACAAAAATATAAATTATCTGATATTGCAAAATTAATTTTAAAAGATGAAAATAGTAAGTTAATACAAATATTAAATAATAATTTTAACAAAAATTATAGTGGCGATTGTTCAAAACTTTATAAATTTAATTTACCATTAATTGGATTAAGTAAAAGTTTAGATTTATACGAAAAACTAGTTTAAAATAATAAAATAATTTCATTTAATAAATAAATGAATTTATTAGTTACAGGAGGTTGTGGATTTATTGGGTCCAATTTTGTGAATTATTATTTTCATAAAAATCCCAATGTTAAAATCATAAATTTAGACGCATTGTATTATTGTGCGAGTGTAGAAAATGTAAAACCAGAAATTCGCAATTCTGATAGATATATTTTTATTCAAGGAAATTTATGTTCAATGGATTTATTAAAACATATTTTAGAAAGTTACAAAATTGATACGGTTGTTCATTTTGCTGCTCAATCCCATGTTCAAAATTCTTTTGATGATTCCCTTCAATATACAAATGATAATGTTTTAGGAACTCATACTTTATTGGAATCTGTTAAAAAATATGGTAACCTCAAAAAATTCATTCATATTTCAACAGATGAAGTATATGGAGAATCTATGTTAGAAGAAACTGAAGCAAAAAAAAATGAAAATTCTGTGCTTTGTCCAACCAATCCATATGCAGCCACAAAAGCTGCCGCTGAATTAATAGCAAAATCCTATTATTTTTCATTCAAAATGCCTATTATTATTACACGCGGTAATAATGTATACGGGCCAAATCAATATCCTGAAAAATTAATACCTCGTTTTATTAAATTATTAAAAGAAAATCAAAAAGTAACTATACAAGGTGACGGCAGCAATGTAAGGGCTTTTCTTCATGTAAATGATGTATGCAGTGCATTAGAATTAATACTTGAAAAAGGTCAAATAGGCGAAATATATAATATAGGTAGTGATGACCATCATGAATACTCTGTTACTGAAATCGCAAATATGTTAATTAAAAAATTAAAAAATACTGAAGATTATACTAACTGGGTAACTTATATTGAAGATAGACCTTTTAATGATAAGAGATATTACATCAGCAATGATAAATTAAAACAGCTTGGTTGGGAAATCAAAAAAGATTTTGATGAAGGGTTGAATGAATTACTATAAACATTAAATAAAACATTAAATAAAAGATAAAATATTTTATGGATTTTAACTTAAAAATATATTATATTATTGTATTATAAATGCAAGTATTCATAAAAACATTGACTGGTAAAACTATTACTATTGAGGTTGAACCAAATGATACTATTGAGACAGTTAAAGATAAAATTCAAACAAAGGAAGGAATTCCACCAGACCAACAACGCCTTATTTTTGCTGGAAAGCAATTAGAAGACGGACGAACTATTGCTGATTATAATATTCAAAAAGAATCTACACTTCATTTAGTTTTGAGACTTCGTTAAAATAAATTATATTTTTACACTAAATTATAAAAAAATTGAAATAAAATACATTTAAAAATCAACAAAATAGAATACTTATAACTCAAAATGAATCAAAATTCCGACGACAATAACCTATATGTTTGCATTTATGTTAAAATAGCATATCAAATAACATGTGCAAATTACTATTTATCTCGAAATTTAACACTAAATCAAATGTTAGAATTTTTAAAAGCGAGCATATTAAGCGAATTTAATGTAAGTGAAAGCCAATATGAGCTGGTTGAAGCAGGTCAAAATCTGCCTGAAGGTGTTCCATCAGAAGAAGGAAATGCATTTTTAATTTCGTCAAATATTCCATCCTACACGACAATTCACAATTATTTTAATAAAAACCATGTAGCGTTTTATATTCGTATGTTTCAAAATAATTCTTTAGATGATGAATCAACCGAATTAAACACAGCATCTAGTAGCGATAATGATGACCCAATTTGCATGGTATGTCACGAAAGTGAAGAGACCTTAACAACTTATTTTGGTTGCAGCCATTATATTTGTGATGCGTGTTGTGCTGGTTGCATTAACGCTGGGATAAATTGTTGCGGTGTTTGTCGTCATGAAAGATAATAAATTTTTAAATTTAAAAATATGATATATAAATAAATATTTATATAAATAAATATTTATATAAATAAATATTTATATAAATAAATATTTATATAAATAAATATATAAGTATATAAATGGTAAAAATGTCTCACAATTATTGTTATCGTTCTCGTTTAGAAAATTTACTTATTGGTGTGCTTTCTCTAAAAAAAATGCTTTTTTACAATTCAGAGTATAAAAAAAAAGAAAATTTAACTTCAACACTTATTATTCCTGGTGAATCCTTCTAAATTTTTTATATTTTTTTATAATTTTTATAAAAATATAATTACATCAAGTATATTTTTATATTCAATAAATTTTAATAAATTTTAAACAATTTCAATAAATTCTGTTCCATTCCATTTAATATTCCGTGTATTAAATAATATATTCATATTTATTACTTCCGGTTTATTTTCTTCATGATAAAACAATTTTTCTATTTGTGCGTCATCACGAAAACGAGCTGTATACTCCTGTTGTATATTATTTCTACCAATTCTGCCTAGCGATTGAATTATTTTTTCTTGAGTTAAAGTCAAATCCTTACTTAAATAACCATGACAAAATTGATAATTTGTTCCATAAATATAATCACTTGAAGCTATAATAATATATAATTTCTGTTGGTCTGCTAATTTTTTCATTATTTCAGTGTATGCAATACTAGGATGGTTCGCAATTACTCCTATACCCATTAAAAGCAAAATCTTCCAACTTTCATCAATGTCATTTAAAGACATTATATCAATAATATAACCTTCGTCTATATCACTTGTGAACGCATTTTTTAAATCATTCGCGTCTGTCCATTTTTCAATATGAGCTGATTTATTTGGAACAAATACCTCATTTAGTTGTGCCGACTTTATCATACCTCTTAAATCCTCTATTCCTTGTTCTAACCTGTCTGTAATATTGTTTCTACTATTATCTCCTATCGGTGTTTTATCTTTTTTGCTTTTTTCTTTACCCTTACCTTTACTTTTATCAGTGCCTTTCAATTTATCATTTTCTTCAATACCTGATAATTTTTCTGTTTCATCTTCTAATTGTTTTTCCAATAAACTAATTTGCTCATTTATTTTATTATTACTTGTTATTTTTTCCATAATATTTTCCATTACTTTCACAGGAATGTTTGCTTGTTGAATACAAAATTTAGCTATTTTTCCAACATCATTTGCTAAAAATATTGTTGGACCATCTGTTAGCGTATATGCATCTTTTGTTGTAATGTAAATTGCACATTGCTCTTCTTCTTTTGTTGCTTTTGAAATGCTTAACGGTTGTTCGCTTTTTAAACGACTAATAGGTTGACCAGAAAGCGAATTTTCAGAAACTAAAACACCCGGTCCAATACTTATAGATTTTTTTATTTTGTTTCCTTTTGTATCTATTGCATTATTTGAAGCAATTCGTTTATCTCTATTTGTAATTAAATGTTGATACACAATTTGCCAAACATTCGCCTTTATTTTACTGAGTAATCGTAAATAGTGGAGCTTTATATTTTGCATATTTATATCATCAATGCTTGCAAAATACCTATTTGCCTTAGCACTTCCACTCACATAGTCATTTGTTTCTACAAAACGAATAAATTCTACAACCCCCTTTAAATCGAAATACCTCAACAATGTTAAATTTTTTTGACAATGTTCTGTGATTTTAAGGATTTGTGCATAATCGTCACTCATATGATGAGGCAAAACTACATACCCATTTTTATTAATAATAGGTATTGATTTTTTACAATCATGACTAACAATATTGAAAATTTGTGCGCCTAAAAATTTTGTTTTAAAATCAGCGATAGTTTCTGTTAATTCATGCAATTTAGGTAAAGTTGCAGATGATAATATCATGTTGGGAATTATATTTTCCTTCCAATTTTTTTTTATTGTTTCATGCAATTCATGATTATTATAATCCATGGTTATTGTTGGTTCATCCCAATAAACAATAATTTTTTCCCTAGTATTAAATGCAGCCATATAAAACATTGCAGGTAAATAAGATTTAATATCACATATCATAATTTCAACTTTTTCACCCACGCTATTATCTACTTTTCCTATACCACCACTTTTTCTGTGTTTTGTATATTCTTTCGCCGCAAAATAATGTAAACGAATATCATCTGCACTTGAACAACCAAAACCGAATGCAATCTTTTTATTCACTGAAATTGCTGCTTTTGCCAAAGCCAACCCTACATGTCTTGCTGCACATACGAAAATAATGCGATAATTTTCAGATAATCCTATAGGCGTAAGTGTTTTTCCTGTGCCTGTTGGTGCAATATAAAGCGCCAATTTAGGTCCTCGGTTTTTCATTAAAGTGAAAATTTCTTTTTGATGTTCATATAAAATGCTATCGGAATATTTAAGCAAAAGTTTATTTTTTTCTATAAATTCCACAGCATTAAATATAAAATTAGACATATTTATTTCATCCTCCAATTTTGTTAAAATGTTTTCAACTATTTTTTGAACATGAGAGTTTATATTAAATATGGAAACTTTTGTTAATTTAAATAATGTAAAATATTCAATCACCCAATTTGTATTGCCTTGACTTTTTGATAATAAAATTTTATTAACTATTTCCAATAATAAATATTCAAAAATATTATCAATATTTATCTTTTCTAGTGAATTTTTTTCTAAACGAATCAAATCCGCTTTTTTTATTTGCGGATTTGCATTAACATTAATTGATAACTCCGGAATTACAAATTTCTCTTTCATTTTTTTAACTTTATCCGAAAAATATTTATTGTATAAGTAATCTTCCATTATTTCACTTTTTGTTATTTTTAAATACTCAATAAGTGATTTGTGCTTATTGAATTTAATATTTACATCGTGAAAACCCTGAATAATTAATTCTAATATGTATTTTTCATTTTCGTCTACAGGAATCTCAATTCCCTGCCATTCTGATTTAGTTAATTTGCGTTGATTTAAATCCATTTTCGTTGATTTGTGTTGTGTTGTTTTATTTTTATATTTTAACTTTATATACTAATCAATTTTTATTTTATTTACTTTAATTATTTACTTGTATTTTTATTATTCGTATACATTTTTTTATCTTTTAACGACGATTCTATTTCATACATTAGAAAATAACTTATTGTTAGTTTTAGTAAAGAAACTCCCATTACAATTATAAGTTGTTTATATGATTTTATATAAAATAATTTAAGTATTTCTACTGCTAATATAAACGATAAAGATATTGAAATCGCTTGACCTATATGTAATCTTGTATCTTCATAAGCTAACATTGGATTACTAAATTCTTTTATGTATATTATAAATGACCATATTATGTTAATAGATATAATTATAATTGATAACGAATAGCATAAAATCTCTATTAATGAAATTATTTTTTTTAATAAATTTTCATATTTAATCAATGTATACATATATATATATATATATATTTGATAAAAAAATTGAATAATAAAATCTGCAATTTATACATAAAAAATAACGCATATCTTTATATTTCACATTTCAATATGACAACAAATAAAATACTCACAATTGAAGGTAATATTGGTGGTGGTAAATCAACGCTATTGGAAGCGCTTAAAAAAAAATATGAAAACAATCCAATTATTCTATTTTTAGATGAACCGGTTAAAGATTGGGAATCCATAAAAGATAAAAATAATATAACCATGCTAGAAAAATTTTATTCCAACCAAGAGAAATATTCTTTTCCTTTTCAAATGTTGGCATATATATCTCGTCTGGCTTTATTAAAAAGTGCCATGAAAAATACTGATAAAGTTATTATTACGGAAAGGAGCTTATTTACCGATAAATTTGTTTTCGCAAAAATGTTGCATGATATGGGAAAAATCGAAGATGTTAATTATCAGATTTATTGCAAATGGTTTGATACTTTTTCAGGAGATTATTTTATCCATAAGTGCATATATGTAAAAACTACGCCTGAAACTTGTCATGAAAGAATTTTTAAGCGTTCAAGGTCTGGTGAGAATTGCATCCCATTAGATTATCTAATTCAATGTGATAAATATCATGATGAAATGATTCCAAATATTCAATCAATGTTTGCAAATCCGGATGATGACATTATTGTATTAGATGGTAATACTGATATTTATTCAAATCCTCAGGAGCTAGAAACATGGATTGAAAAAATTAATGAGTTAATTTTTGAATAATTCAAATAATAAGCTTTATTCCAAAAGATATTAAACAAATAAATCAAAATATATGTAATAATGGATTCACAATCAATAATAAAAACAAATGAAGAAATACTTTTACAATTTAAAAATACTGCTATTCGTAGTAGATTAAAAAGAGAGATTACTAATATGTATGCTTTATTTAACACAATTATTTTAAATATTAATGAAAAAAATGAATTAATAGTTACAATTAGTGAAGTAATTAATGATAAAAAACAAAAATATAAATTTATTATTAGTAATCATTACCCTTTTTCATGTCCTCAAATTTTTTTTCAAAACAAACCTTATCGTGATTTTTTAACATTTAATTATTTAAAAGAACAATCTGTTTTATTTAAAAAAATCACAGGGAAAGGATGTTTTTGTTGTCATTCATTTATTTGTAACAATAACTGGAGCCCTGCTATTACATTAAATTTAATTATTAGAGAAATAAATGATATTAAAAAACAGAGGCGCAACTTTATAAATAAAATATTAACTGATAAAATAAAATTTAAATATTTGATAGATGATATTGACATTGAATCATGGTTGTTTTAATTTACATTTTATTTTATACATAGAATATTATAATATACAATATAATATTATAATATACAATATAATATAGTATAATATAATATAAAATGCAAAATTCTGATATTGTAAATGAATTGGATGAAGCTATTATTTGCCCTCACTGTCTAGACCCGGTTTTAATTGAAAAATTAAATTGTTGTATTTTTAGACACGGTATCATGAAAGATTCAATGAAACAAATGAACCCACATGCTTCAAAAGAAGAATGCGATAGTCTTTTCTCTCAAGGGTTAATTTTTGGTTGTGGGAAACCATTTAAAATTATAAAAACTGGCAATCATATTTGTGTTGAAGTATGTGATTATATATAAAGCATATAAAAATATATTTGCATTAATATATATATATATGCAAAAACAAAGCCTAATTACCGCTTTATTTACTAAAAAATCACCAAAAATATATCCTATAGAAAATAAAAATACATGTGAATATGTATTAAAATTTGACGGATGCAGTAAAGGCAATCCTGGTCCATCTGGTGCAGGTGCGGTTTTATATCATAATGAAAACGAAATATGGTCAGATAATCAATATATTGGTAATAAAAAAACAAATAATTATGCTGAATACTATGGACTAATACTTGGATTAAAAGAAGCAAATAGGCAAAATATTCAAACGCTTCATGTTTGCGGTGATAGCTTGCTCGTTATCAAACAAATGAATGGTGAATATAAATTAAAATCAGAAAATTTATATCAACTGTATAATGAAGCGAAAAAATTAGAAGAAACATTTGTAAATATTACTTATGAGCATATTTACAGGCAATATAATAAAAGAGCAGATGAACTAGCAAATCTTGCTTTAGAAAATGAATTATTTCTTGATGAATTTAAGAGTGGGTTTTGAATCCTGTATATGGGTTTATCGATATTCCAATAATCCAACATTCAATTTTTGACTAGGTTTATATTTTAAAATATCCAATTCTTTTGTTGTGGTTGGAAATTCATCAAAACCGTAAATATCTTGTAACATAAGCCATTCAAATATACCACCTAAATAAATAAATATATTATAAAACCCTAATTGTAAAAGTTGCTGATATTTTTTATATATTTTTTCATCATTGCAATTTCTACCATAAACAATTATTTGAATGTTTTTGCCGACACTTCCGCGCAAGTGTTTATTAATTATTGCCTCTTCTTGTTGAGCATTAATGGTGCCAATAATAAGACATGTTTGTTCTGTTTCATTCAGCGTATTAATTAGTAAATAAATTTCGGGATTTTTACATACTGTTTGCATATCCTCGAAATTTATTTTTTGCATTGATGATTGAGAATTACCCATAATTTAAGTATTTTATATATTTAAATTATAATTTAAACACAATTTTAGACACAATATTGCGCATAATTTCTTAAAGCAATTCCATATTGGAAAGCTCTTTCAAATATCTCTTGGAGCATGTTTCCACCAAAAGTCCGTTGGCATACACCCCATAATTCATGTAATAATCTTCATTCTCTAGAGCAAAATGGTAGATGTTGTAAGAACCTGCTTTTTCATAAACAGTTGTTTTGTCATCAACGCAAGCAGGCAAACGATATTTACGGTCAGTAACATAAGCAGCTCCATTTACCTGGATAGTTTTTTCTCTCTGTGCTTGAGAAGTGAAGTTATCCACAAGAATAGAATGGCACCCAGTAATGACTAAATCTTCAGTTAGCTCAGGATATTTATCCTTAGAGCACTTGTAAAGCTGGTCTTTAATGCGCGATTCAGATGCGACATGTTGGATTCTTCTTTTGCCAACAGCATGAACAGGAACAAATCCATTTTTAGATGTTTTCACTAAATCACCATTTCTCAAATTTTGCACAGCGACATATCCATTGTTAGTTAAAATTTTGGAATCTTCTTTGAAGCAAACAAGCTCAGCTTGCACTTGTATTTTAAAATTTGCTACTTGTACAGAAGAAGTAGCATTAGAATACACCCAAGCACCAAGATAATATGTTCCTGGTTCTAAAGTAAAAGGAGAAGGGTACTGGCTATTAGTTAATACTGTGCCAATTGGTGGTAAATAAAAATTTGTAGAAACCAAGCCAGTAGCTTGGTCAACAGTTAAATTACCACCAGTATAAGTATATGTTGTTGGATCAGTAAAACTACCTGTGCCACCTGTATCAGATATATTTACATTACCATCATCTGCATTCGCATAACCTAATGTAAACCATTGTGCAATATAATCTGATAATGGAAATTGATTCAAATTATAAGTAAATGAAATTGTATTATTGCTGTTTGAATACAATGTAGTGACGCCACTTCCGGTGCCACTGCTTCCTGAATAAATTATCAAATCTGTCACTCCACCACCAAATAATGATGATAAAGTAACTGTGACACCTGAACCATTAGGTATGGCATTTAAATTTGTTACACTATCATTATGCTGAGCTTTTGTACCAGTTGAAAAACCAGTTAAAAAAGCATTCAAATCAATTTCAGGCAATTCAGTAACATGCTTAAATGAAACATACTCTAAATTTGTGCAACCTTCAAATGCACCACTACCAATTTTTATAACAGAACTTGGGACAAGAATATTAGTTACAGTTGTATCGTCTAAAAATGCGCCAGCGTTTATCTCTACAACATTATAAATTGTTGATGTACCAGGGTCTGTCGCAGTTGGTTTGAATAAATAGGTTGCGCTTGGTGCAACAGCACTATCTAATCTAGCAGTGGTTGAATCTAAAATAGTATAAACAAAATTTCCGTCATTAAAGGTTGTTGCACCAACTGCTGATGCACCATTAACAAAATAAAAAGAAATATTATGTGTACTTCCATCTTGGTCAAGAATACTGTTATCATTTGCATTTGTAACACTAGAATTATATATACCTCTTGCTACTGTTGAGCCTCCATTAAAGGCATTGCTGTATATAGTAGTTGGCAATAATGTGGTAGCACTAAATGTAACTGTTGTTAGACTGGAACAATCTCCAAATGCGTACTCGCCTACAAATTTAACTGTACTTGGAATAGTTACACTAGTTAAAGAGGTGCAACCATTAAACCCGCTCCAACCTGTAAAAAGATTATTTACATCTGCTAATGTTACTAATCCTTCTTCTAATATTAAACTAGTTAAACTAGTACAATATGCAAATGATAGTGCAAAAAATGAAGTAATATTAGATTTAACGGTAATAGAAGTTAATGATGCAACATTGAATGCATTTCTACTAACAGCAGTTACATTCCAAACCTTTGAATCAGTGTCTGTAGCTGTTTCAGGAACAACTAATGTAGTGACACCAGTTGAGTCAACAAATCCATCAACTGAAACATAAGAATTATTAAGAGGGGTAAATTTAAAATTATTATGAACAAATTGTGGAGGCGCGGTATAAGTGAAAAGTTCATAAAAAAAATAATGAATATCACTTGCACTATTAGCACCAAAAAATGAAATATAATAATTATTACCATTAACAAGGTTAAAAGGGTTAGTATTTCCTTCATTAGTTACATAGCTATTTGGTAAATAAAAATTTATGGTTGCTTTATTATCAACTGGTGATACAACATTTTGATAATTACTATCATCATAGACATAAAGCGATGGATTTTGCAATGATGCAATTCCATTGTGAACACCTATTACTATATTATTATTATTTAAATTTTCTGCAATTGTAAAAAAATAAATGTTATAATTATATCCAGTAACATCAACTGATAAGTTGTATGATTGACAACCAGTTAAACCGGATGATAAACTACCTGAGCCATTAACAACGATAGACATTTATAATATTATAAAATATTATTTTTATTTAAAAAATTCCTAAATAAAAAATTCCTAAATAAAAAATTCCTAAATTTTTAAAAATTACATATTACACATATTACATAAAACACACACATATAATGGACTAAAGCCTAAATTTTTATTTCATTAATTCTTTCAAAAATATTTTACTAGAACAATAATCGCATTCATTATAATATTTGTGAATAATTTTGCACTTATTTATTGTTGTATTTGTGCTTTTACAATTTTTACATAAAATGTATTCTTTAACATATTTTAGTAAAATGTTTGTAATTCTTTCAGATTGAAAACGACCTCTTAAAATTAATTTTTCATTTGAAACATGGCCCTGACAAAATAGCTCAAATAACAAATATTCAACCATGTGAGCCTTTCTTTTTTCGAAATCATCAAAAACCTTCTTTCTTTGTATGCTTTTTAAAACTGTAGTGAAATTTTCAATAGTTGTAATTTTATTTTTTCGCGTTAATATTGGTATAAGTCCTGTTTTATTACTACCGCTGCTTTCATCTGGTTTTTTATAACTCATAAAATTATAAAGGCGGTTCAAAAGAGATTCATATTCATATAACTTACCGTCTATTTGCTGTTGCTCTTGTTGTTCCAATGGTAATACGCTATCATTATTTGAGGCTGCGTTTTCTTGCAATGCAGATGCTGTAATTTTATCAGTATTATTATTGTGTTCGAATTGTTCAAGTAAAATATCCTTTTGTTTTTTTTTCTTTTTCTTTGGCAATTCTAATTGTGTTTTTAAATACATTTGTAATTCCATATCTTCTTTTGCTTTTGCTGACGCCGCGTCTGCGTCTACATCCGCTTTACCAATATCAGTTTGAAAGGATTGTTCTTCAGTTGTCATATTAATATTAATCTATAATTATTATTTATATGAGAACTTAAATCAATTTTTTTTATAATTAAATAAAATATTTATATTTATATTTATATTTATATTTATATTTATATTTATATTTATATTTATATTTATCCACATAATTCATCAATGCATTCAAAAGAACAACAATTTTCATCGCCACCCCTTGTAGAATAAATTTTCATAAATATAAATTTATTACAATTATCACAATAAATCGGATTTTTTATATCGTCAAAAACTAATTTCATTTTATTTTTATGATTTTCCATATCATTATCCATATTCATATTCACTAATGATTGCAAATCGTCGTTATAACTCATGGCTTTGTTATGTTAATTAATAATATTAATTTATAATATTATTAATTCAATTTTTATTTATTTTATTTTAATTAAAATTAACAATAATTTCTACTTTTTCTTTTTTAATACTTTTTGATGCTGAAACTGATAATTCCTCTCTCTTTTTTCTCGTTTTAGTATTCAATCCATCAACTAATGTTTCTTTTCGCTTGCTTGTGCTATTGCGATTGTTCATGTCTTTTTCAATAAATTCATAATTTTCCTCAATATATTGAATAACTTTATTTTCCAAGCTCCATTTAAAAAAATTTAGCTGCCCTATTGTTGTTTCTATAAAAGTCTCATCTTTATAAGGTATATTTATTCTTTCCCATCTGCAAAAAGGGTCAAATCTTTGCTTACTATAAGCTTTTAATTTCAATTTATAATCAACATACACCTTAAATCGTCTAACATTTCCATTATCATCTTCAATGTTATACAATGTAAAATTTTTTTTTGCATAGTTAGTCGCAAACCAATCCACAATACGAAGAGATATTTTTGATTCTCCAGTAATAATATTTAACATTTTGTTTAAATTATTATCCTTTTTGTAAAATTCCATTAAATTATTTAATAATAAATCATTTTGTGTTGTATATGTTGCATTAGACATGATATTAATAATAATTTCTTGTTTTTAAATTATTATTTTTATTTAAGTATTTTATTTGATAAAATATTAAAAATCAAAATAATACTGTTATAATGATTTTATCAAAAAGTTTTACGATATGTTGTTACACCAATGACAATCTATACCAATAAGGTTTTTCCCTCTTTTTTTTCCAAGAAGCAATTCTTTGTTTTTCTTCTGACATATAATAATTTCTATATGATTCAACAGCGTCGTTGGTTTTATACTGTTCAGGCATTGCAAGCGCAAACGGAGTTAAACCAGTAGTTTCAAATTTATCATCATTCGGTATATTCGCTTTAAGAATATTTGCCATCAAATACGCCTTGTGAAATTTTGTTTCAGGGTGTCCATAACGAAACCGCCATTCATTATGGAGCTCTTCAATTAAGTCAAGCGTCCAAACAAAATTTGCTTTTGTTTTGCGACACCAAATGGTTACAGGATGATTTTTATGAGCTAGCTTGTATATTTGGTCATTTACATTGTCATCAGGGTCTAAAATTCGTTTTGCAGAACAAAGCATTTGAACTGCTTCTAATAATATTTTACTTACATGTTTATCCATCATAAATTGTGCAATTTCCCTTTGAATAATGGATAGAATAAATAGATTCATTTTTAATGCTGGTCATAAGTTATTTAATAATAAGTATTTAATAAACATTAAATAAGTTTCAATTTTTTTATAAATTATTTTTTTTCCAAACTTCATAAAAATTATTATAACAAGGACCCCATCCCCCACTTTCTACATATGAAACATAGAAATTATTATCTCTTAATATTTCATCAACAATAATTATCTTTCTTTTTCTAAACTTGTGCTAATCGGCTTTAAATAATTTTCTTGATTCATTAAATCTTCAATATAACTTGCATTATTACCATTGCCATTGCCGTAAGAAAAAAATGGATTCATACCTATTTGACCAACCATTTCACGCTCTGCCATGCGATTGTATGTATCTTCTCTCTTATTCGGTTGCAATTGAAATTCATTTATTAATTGCGATTGTTTATTATCTAAAAAATCCTTAAAACCATTTGAATTTGGCTCGTCGGATGAATATAAACATTGATTTATTACTTGATTTTCTTCTTTTTGTTGCATTTGTTGCATTAATTGAAAATTTAATTCATGGTTTGTATCTGTATTTGACCCTATATTATCATTTATATCTATACTTGCATTTGAATTTGTATTATTTTTAAAATTTCTTGGTGTCTTTTCAGGTTTCTCTCCATTACTCCATTTCCATTCTACAAAATTAACTTTTTTATTTAAATTCATATTATAATTCATATTATAATTACTCATACTTTTATTCTTATTTTAACTAAATATAAATTATACACTGTTATTTTCCTCGCTTTTTACAATATTTAATTGTTTTGTAAATAAAAAAGCGTCTTTATTTTTACGGCGGCGATTCAAATTGCAATCCAAACAAGCCATTATTATATTATCATTATTATGACCTGTGTCATTATCAATTCTATCCACAGTCCATTGCTTCATTTCTCTCACAATCTCATAAAGTATTGCCATTTTTTCTTTACAATAATAACAATTTAAATTACATTCATATAAATTTTGAATTATTGTATTCAAATCTATAAATTTTTCAGGGTCAAATAATTTCCGCAACAAATCTTGCTGCTTATAACTGGCTATTTTTTTATTCAATTCTGCAATTATTATTTCTGACCTATTAATGGTATCAATATCTACATTTGTATTTTCTTGCGTTTTGAGTATTTTACTATTGTATAATTCAGTAATCATTATTTTTTGGTTTTCATCGGATAGCCATTCTTCTGATATAGTCCATTTTAATGTTGTCTTGCGTTTTTTTGGTTCTGATTTATTATTAACAAGTTTTTTTATTTGATACCTGTTATTTGTTCCACTTATTGATATTTTTTTTTCATTATTTATGGTTTCATCATTTATTGTGTCATTCATTAATTATTTATGCTGTTATTTTTAAACCTGTTAATTTATATTTATAAAAATATAGTATTTACGACTAAAAACATCTAAATAATATTATATAAAACTAAGTTAAACTCATTTTATTATATTATATATATGCAGTCAAAGAACAAACAAAATGAATGTGTTGAGCTCAAAAATATCAAATATAAAACAATGTTATTAAGTGGTAATATTGTAAATGAAATTAATTCATCAAACGATGATTTATGCAATTTAGAGAAATTTTTGGAAAATGATAAACAAAATAATCAAAATGAGCCTTGGAGCAAATTGGACAAAACAATAAAAACAAAAAAAGTAATTGTTTTTGCTGAAAAATACACAAAAGAAAATAATTTAAATGAAGAAGATGAAAAAAATCTTATTGCCTTTTTAAAAGACTGTTTAGATAGAAAAAAATTACAAAGGGTTAAAGATGTGGATTATGATAAAACAACCGGTGAAATTAAAGAAATACCTGCAATATTTTATAATAAAAATTCAAAACATTTTACTTTAAAGAATTTAGATAAACGCGTAAATACATTGAAAAGTTTAACACCTAAAAAAGCGATTTCTTCACGAGGAACTGTAAAAAATACAAAAATAAACGATAATTCAGATTCTGATTTAGATTCTAATTCTGATTTAGAATTAAATTTACAAAAAAATAAATAAAAATAAACTAGAATTTACAACGCTTATTAATGAATTATTTAGATATAAAAACATGTCATTATAATAACATAATAAAAGTATTATGTTATTTTCATATTTAAACGATTTAGATGATTTAAAAGACATAATTGATTCAATTGAACCAGACGAAGCTAGTGAAGAACCAATCTTTTTTAATGAAAATGAAGAATGTGAAATTATCGAAACTTGTATGCAATTAATGTATGATTATATTATTGAAAATCCTTGCGAAATATCAGAGCCTGATTTCCATGATTGTATGATTGAGAATGTTAAAGAATTATATTCACCAATGATAATTCCTGAGTGTTTTACCAGCAATAGCAATGATTATTTAACTTTTGACCGTCAACAAATGTTAGATGACCTAGATGAATTAATTGAAATCGCTGCAAATTTATTTTATATTCAAATTATACCACAACGGTCTTTTTCGAATACATTTCCAAAATCAACTCAAATAATTGAAAACATTAAACTTATTCAATTCAAATTGGATTATCTTAAAAATAAACCACAGCCACAACAAAGAACCGAAGAATGGTATATTTTTCGACATAATTTAATAACTGCAAGTAATGCATATAAAGCATTTGAAAATCAAAATACGCAAAATCAATTAATATATGAAAAATGTCAGCCTTTAAATAGTCAAACCGACAAATTCGCGTTTGTAAATGTTGAATCTACTTTTCATTGGGGACAAAAATATGAACCTGTTTCTGTTATGTATTATGAAACGGAATATGATACGTGTGTTGGTGATTTTGGATGTATTCAACATGATAAATATAAATTTTTAGGAGCATCGCCTGATGGAATTAATGCTGATCCATCTCGTCCCGCTCGTTTTGGGCGTATGTTAGAAATTAAAAATATTGTTAATCGTGAAATAGATGGAATACCTAAAAAAGAATATTGGATACAAATGCAATTACAAATGGAAACATGTGACCTAAATGAATGCGATTTTTTAGAAACTCGTTTTACAGAATATGAAACTGAAGACGATTTTTTAAATGATATCGATGGTTCGAAAAGCTTTTATACAACTGCAAAAGGGGAATGGAAGGGTGTAATTATGTATTTTACAACGAATGAAGGCAAACCATATTATTTATACAAACCATTGAAAATGGACCAAGATGAATTTGAAAAATGGTCTGAAACAAAAATGGATGAATTATGTGCTTCTAAAACAAATGATAATGGAACAAAAACATTTGGAATGTGCTGGATTAAAAATATTTTTTGGAAATTAGAAGAGGTAAGTTGCGTCCTTGTTTTACGCAATAAAAAATGGTTTTCGGATAATATAGGTCAAATTGAAAAAGTATGGTCTATTATTGAAAAAGAACGCATAAATGGGGAATATGTAAATCGCGCGCCGAATAAAAGGGTTAAAAAAACAGGACTACCTTTATCAAACAGCACAACTGCATTTGCTGTAAATAAAATAGAAAATTATTTTGATTTAGGTAATAATTTAAATAATAATTTAAATAATAATTTAAATAATAATATTAAAACCGTAAATACAACTTGTTTAATCCCATTATTACACAACAAAAATGAAAAAAACCGTAGCCGTGAAAATTCTTTGGATAATGATAATGAGAATAATTACAAACCTTTAGCAAATACAAATACTATAATAAAAATTAGAACTGAATCAATTGATGAAACAAAACAAAAAAATCTACTATAATAAATGCCGCTTTTAAAATGCGGGCAATTCCAATGTTGGACCTGGCTGGTCACTTAAAAATAAATTATCAGGTGTTCTATAATAATTTACTCGAATTCCTGGAGTATCCGGAACTGGTGGAAGTGGTTTTATTATATTGCTAGCAACTTGATTGTCTTTGTATAATGCACCACAAAATTCAGCTCTTCTACATTCGCCGTCATCGGGATTTCTTCTATATCTTAAATTATTCGTTATTTGAGCATAAGAACTTACTCCAAAAATGGGATAATACCACCAAATATCGGAATAACTATTGTTAGTTACAGTTTTTCTTCCAGTCGATGGAAACTCATCATTTACAAGACCATCATTATCTACTTTTAAAGGAAAAGCTCCAGCATCATTTAAATTAAAACTAGTATATCCTTCTTTAAATAGTGCAAAACCATAACTTCCTCCTAATATTGCTAAAAATAATATTACAAATAAAAATATGATTCCTGTATTCATTTATATATTTATTATATATATTTACTATTATTTTTGTATTTTATATTTGTATATTTTTGCAAATATAAAATAGTTATATTAATTTCCTTTACGTGTTGTTTATGTAAAAAATTGATTTAATTTTATTACTATTATAACAATATACATATTATTACAACTCATAAAAATGGGAACATGCTGCTCAAAACTCAAAATACCTAATTGTGTATCTAATTGTGTACCTAACTGGCGGCTACCGAATTGTCTATATAAATCAAAAAGAGAAACAAAACTATCATCTTCAGGTAGTGTAAGTATTATTCTTAAAATTCCTCATAGTAAAAATTGTTTTCAAGTTGATAATGATTCTCATTGTAATAATTGGAAATTCAACAAAAATATTAACACCGTTTTAAAAAATTTATATGACAAAAACACCAAATTTAAACAATGGATTGTATATAATGATGAATCGCCTGATGCAACTCATAGCAACGGTGGTCACGCAAAAGGAATTTTAGCTTGGAATAATGAAGAAATTACTTGGTTAATACATTCTGTTCCTAAATTTCCCAAAAAGTTTAATGGAACAAAACATTTATCAAAATCAATAATTGAAGATTCTGAATTACTATACGGTCAGTCGTTTGTATTTATAAAAATAAATATTTCTCACCTTGATAATATATTGAAACAACTTTTTGTAATGCAACCTCATATTTATATTAGCAATTTTGAGCATAAAATTTATAAAGATATACATAATACTTGCTTTGAGAATATTTACGAAATAAATAATACCTTATTTCATGTTGCTAAATCACCATCATGTGATAAAGATTTATATGAAAATATATTAATACATCGTTTTGGTGGTGTTTGTCATACAGAAACTTGGGTTAGGGGACATCATTGTGAAGATAATGACAAATGTAAAATGATTAGCAAAATTGATTGGGGTAACGGAGAATCATATGATTATAAACGAGACCACAGCAAATATTGTTTCTCAGATAATGGCTGGGTTATGGTAGGTGACCTAAATAGAATGACAACACAATTTAAAAGAGGTGGTGGAGGATTAGTAATTCATAATAAAAAAATAAATGCTTTATTTGGTAATTTTGCAATACAATGAAAATATGAAAATATAAAAATATGAAAAATTAATATTCAAAATTACAATTTAAAATTTTAACTACAATTATATTATTATGAATAGCACAAATTTGAAAAATAAAACAGATAATGAAATGCGTGTAACAAAACGAAACGGTCAACTTGAAAACATCTCATTTGATAAAATTTTAAATCGCATTAAAAAAATTGGTCAAGAAGTCGATATTTATATTAATTATTCTTCCCTTGCAATGAAAGTTATTGACCAATTATACGATACTATACCTACATCAAAAATCGACGAATTAACATCCGAACAATGTGCATCACTTTCTACTATTCATCCGGATTATGCCATTTTAGCTTCTCGAATTTTTGTAAGTAACCACCAAAAAAATACCTTGTCATCCTTTTATGAAACTATGCATAAATTATATTTTTTTACAGATATTCATGGACAACATTCACCGCTAATTTCCCATGAAACTTGGATATCTGTAGAAAAATATAGCGACATTTTAGATGCAATGATTGATTACAATCGGGATTATTTGCTAGAATATTTTGGACTAAAAACATTGGAACGAGCTTATTTATTTCGTGTTAATAATGTAATTGTTGAAAGACCACAACATATGTGGCTTCGTGTTGCAATTGGCATTCATGGCGATGACTTAAAATCTGTTAAAGAAACTTATGATTTAATGTCACAAAAATATTTTACTCATGCAACCCCCACATTATTTAATGCTGGCACTCCGCGTCCTCAATTATCATCTTGTTATTTAATTGCTATGGAAGAAGATAGTTTGGATGGTATTTACAATACATTAAAAGATTGTGCCAGTATTTCCAAGTGGGCAGGTGGCATTGGGCTTCATATTCACAATATTCGAGCTAAAAATACTCATATTCGAGGCACAAATGGAAAATCCAACGGAATTGTGCCTATGTTGAAAGTATTTAATGATACTGCGAGATATGTTGACCAGTGTGTTATTCCTGAAACATACATATATACTACAAATGGTCCCATTCAGATAAAAAATTGTGTTTCCAATGAAACATCGATTATAAATAGAAAAGGTGATGCGGAAGTAATACAAAATGTATTAGAGCATGAATATAGTGGTGAAATGTTGCAGATTAAAACTGAACATTCTATTGATGATTTGCAAATTACTCCTGAGCATCCATTATATGTTTTACGAAATGCAAATGCTTCAAAACAAGTAAATAACGACATTATTTTTAACAATTTGTCAAAAAATATATGTAAGCCTGAATGGATTGATGCAAAAGACCTAACTTATGACGATTTGATTATTTATTCTATACCAAGACATGAAAAAGATGTTCATGCAATTACAGAAGATGATTGTTACATGTATGGAATAATTTTAGGAGATAGTTATTTATGTCAAATTGAAGATACTGATTCTGATTATTTTGGATTGCGGGCTGAAACATTTAATAAAGGAATAAAAGATTTTGCGATACAATATTTGGAAAATAAATGTATAAATTATAAAATTGATGTAGAAGAAAACATAACATATATTAAGTGGAAAAAAAATAATGTTTTACCTTTTAGACAATCCGATATTTATGATGATAATAATATTAAAAGATTGCATCACAAATGGCTAAATTTGCCTATTCACAAATCTAAATATATTATAAAAGGATTAATAAAAGGATTAATAAAAGGATTAATAAATGAAAATAATGAAGTTATATTTGATTCCACTTCTAGAAATCTTATAGAGTCGGTTCGTTACATTTGTTTAAAAATGGAAATATTAACAAGCTGTTATATTTTAGATAAAGATTGTCAAATATCGTATTGTTTAAAAATCCCTAAAACAAGAGAAATTTGTAATCTTTTGAATATTGAATATGATAATAGTTCGTCATTTAATTTTTTTAGTTGTGAAAATTATTTATTTTCACCAGTTAAAAATATTTCAAAAACAAGCTATAACGGAATCTTATATGACTTACAAATGAGAAACGAACATAATTATTTGATTCATAACGGTTTAGTTCATAATGGAGGTGGCCGTCGTAACGGGTCTTTCGCTATTTATTTAGAGCCTTGGCATCCAGATATCGAAGATTTTCTTGAAATGAAAAAAAATCACGGCGATGAAGAAATGCGCGCTCGTGACCTTTTTTATGCCCTTTGGGTTCCTGACCTTTTTATGGAAAGAGTAAAAACAAACGCATCATGGTCTTATTTTTGCCCACATGAATGTCCTGGATTATCAGATGTTGTAGGAAATGACTTTAAAGACCTTTATGAAAAATATGAAGCTGATGGTAAGGCTAGGCGTGTTGTAAATGCTCGTGATTTATGGTTTAAAGTTTTGGATTCACAAATGGAAACTGGGACACCTTATTTGCTCTATAAAGATGCAGCTAATTTAAAATCCAACCAAAAAAATATTGGGACCATAAAGAGTTCCAATTTATGTGTTGCACCGGAAACACAAATATTAACTGATAAAGGTTATTATCAAATAAAATCTTTAGTTGATAAAAAAGTAAATGTTTGGAATGGTGAAGAATTCAGTGAAGTTACAGTATGTAAAACAGGTGAAAATCAAGAATTATTAAAGGTAGAAACTAGTGACGGTTGTAGTTTAGAATGCACGCCATATCATAAATTTTATATTCAGAAAAAATACAACAGTAGTAAAGATAGTAAAGATAATACAAATAAAAATATTTCAATTGTTGAAGCTAAGAATTTAAAAGAGGGAGATAAAATTATAAAATGTGAATATCCAATTATTGAAGGTAATGATGATTTTAAATATGCTTATGCACATGGTTTTTTCTGCGGAGATGGTACATATAACATAAATGAAGATGCTACAAGAATAACTTTACCTTTAGATATTAATGAAAAATATGATGTACCTATAAATGGTTCTTTAAAAAATAAATTAGAGTGGTTAGCTGGCTTGTGTGATGCAGATGGTACCATTTCTAATAACGGTGATAATCAACAACTTCAAATTACTTCTATTAATAATGATTTTTTAATGAAAATTAAATTTATGTTAAATACATGCGGAATCCAATGTAAAATAAATAAATCTAATAAACAAGGTATTCGTAAATCGACAGATTCTAATCGCATATTAATAACATCATATGATTTACAAAAATTAAAAGAGCACGGGTTTTCTCCAAAAAAGCTAGTAATTAATAATTCTATACCAAATAGAAATGCTTGTCAATTTATTAAAATAAGTAAGGTTATAAATACAGGGAGAATAGACGATACATATTGTTTCAATGAACCAAAGAAACACGCAGGAATTTTCAATGGAATTATCACTTCGCAATGCACAGAAATTATAGAATTTTCCAATGAAGAAGAAACCGCTGTTTGCAATTTGGCATCCATTGCGCTTCCTGCTTTTGTTGATGAAAAAACCAAAACATTTGATTATGATAAACTTCATGAAGTTACAAAAGTAGTAACTGCCAATTTGAACAAAATTATTGATGTTAATTTTTACCCTACTGACAAAACCCGGCGCAGTAACTTGCTTCATCGTCCTATTGGTATTGGTGTTCAAGGATTAGCAGATGCGTTTATTATGTTAGACATTGCTTTTCATGGCGATGAAGCGCTAAAAATAAATAAATTAATATTTGAAACCATTTATCATGCTGCTCTTGAGAGAAGTAATGAATTAGCGATAAAACGCAATGAAAATATGAAAAAGGTTCAACAAATTCTTAAAAATAAAAATCAATATAATAAAAAAGAAAAGGACTATTTATTTACTTTTGAGCTGCCTTCTGAATTACAATATTTAAAGCCTATTTTTCAAGAATTGCAATTGAATGAAAATTTTGCAGGTGCGTATAGTTCGTTTCAAGGCTCGCCTGCATCTCTTGGTATTTTACAATTTGATATGTGGAATGTTGAACCAAGCGGGCGATATAATTGGAGCTCTTTAAAAGAATCTATAGTACAAAATGGAATTCGAAATTCTTTATTATTAGCTCCAATGCCAACTGCTAGCACTTCTCAAATTTTAGGTTACAATGAATGTTTTGAACCTTTAACAAGTAATATTTATAGCAGAAGAACATTAGCGGGTGAGTTTGTATTAGCAAATAAATATTTGATGAAAGAGTTAATTGAGTTGGGTTTATGGAACGATAAAATAAAAAATAATATTATTGCTAACAAAGGTAGTATTCAACAATTAACCATATTATCCGAGCATATGCGAAATAAATATAAAATTGTATGGGAAATGCCAATGAAACATTTAATTGATATGTCAGCTGACAGAGGTGCGTTTATATGTCAAAGTCAAAGTTTAAATTTGTGGTTAGAAGACCCTAATTATAATACATTGACATCAATGCATTTTTATTCATGGAAAAAAGGTTTAAAAACTGGTATTTATTATTTAAGGCGCAAAGGAAAACATCAAGCACAGCAATTTACTATAGAACCTGAAAAAGATGAAATTAATAATTCAGAAGATAATCATGATATTTGTGAAATGTGTTCTGCTTAAAAGAATTTTATTTTTTTTTATATTTTTATATTTTTATATTTTTATATTTTGTTTATATTTTTGCATAATTAATTTTTATTATCGCCAACGCGGTCAATGCACCATGAAAACACTTCATCCGAGTCAGCACCATCTTCTGCACCAGCTTCTGAAATATCTTCTGCACCAGCTTCTGAAATATCTTCTGCATAATCATATTTTGGGTTTATGTCTTTATTTTGGCTACACATTAGCGCGCTATCCATAAAATCCTTGTCTCCTATATCATCCAAATTTATATCTTTCAAATAAGTATCAAACGCACTAGCATAGCTTTTTATTAATTCTTCATCGTCAAATACTTTACCATCATACTCTTTGCCTTCAATAAACCCTCGTCCCCTCTCTCCATTGTATTCATAAAATGAGCAATTTAAACAATATCCTATAAACACACCATTCCAACAACCAAGTAGAGCACAGTTTCCACATTCTTTTGGACCAGTGTCAGGCAAATGATTTTTTGCCCATTCAATAGGAAATGTTCTTGTGTATAATTCACCGTCGTAACAATAATATTGTTCTCTATCGCCGCCAATAATAATGTCTTTAGGATTAAATTGTGCCATTGTTGACTTATTGTTATTCTAAAATTACAATACTTATTTAGTGTAATTTTAGAATCAATTTTTTTATTATTGTTTATTTATGCTTTTTATTTGTTTTATTTTTGCTTTTTTATTTTTATATTTGCTTTTTATTTGTTTTATTTATTTTTATTGTGGCAATATTAAATTTACATACCCACTTATTAATGGGTCCAAATCAGAAATACTGCATAAATCTAAATTATAACGAATTTTATAAAAACTTCGCATACAAACAATAACATCTACTAACGCATCATGCAATTTCGCTTCATCCGGTTCATAACCAAATAAATGACTATATAAGACTTTCAATTTGGGCATTTTATAGTATTCCTTTCCTAATTTATTTACAGCTTTGATTTGACACACATCTGCACCAAAATTTGCAGTGCAAAATTCTTTTTTATTATTATATAATGCTTCAATGTACTCGTTAAAAATCTCAAATTCTGGCTCACTTCTTTTTCTTAAGCGGTCCATTTCCGCCAATAGCATATTTCTATCAAATCGCAAGTTATGTGCAACTATAATATCTGCTTTTTCAAAGTCGCCCATAAATTCCCGCAGCACTTCGTGGATTTCAGGATTAAATGTCATTGTTTCTTCTCCTGTATAAGGATTTACTATTTTTTTTGTTTTTCCCCTTGATTTTTCGAGAGATATTTTGTGTATTTCTTCACTTTGAGCTGACATTTTCTCACCATCTGGCAACCGTAAAATCTCATTTACAACTTTTACATTATTGGTAACATTATCATATAAAACATAACAAAATTGAACCGAATGTGGCCATTTTGAAGAATCAGAAGCCGGCATCATTTGCGGGTTACCAGTGTTTTTGTCTATTACTGGGTTTCCATCTTTATATTTTCTTATAGTAGCACTTGGCTCAAAATCATCCCACTCTACAGATACATCCGGCAATCGGTTGGTTTCGAAATCAAATATTAAAACATATCTTTCCTTATTAAAGACCTCAATAGGGTCTTTACTGTATTTTACAGAGCGTGCACCTTTCACCGTAAATGGAATACACTTTTGTGACATATTAATTGTTGGTATATATTATTGCAGTCAATACTTTAGGTTGTTTATAAAAAAAATAAATCAATTTTTATTTCAATTACTAATTTTTACACAATTATAAATATTTACATATAATCTTTACATATACCAAATGTTCTTCTGTGCCAAATGGTAATACCATGCTCTTTTATGCCTTCTATATGTTTTTTTGACCCATAACCCTTGTTAGAATCTATGCTGTATTTGTCTATCAAATCAGGATGTTCTTCACATAATTTTTCTATATAAAGGTCTCTTTCCACTTTAGCAAGAATAGAAGCTGCTGCAATAGCGGAATATTTATTATCACCACCCTCAATACATACATATTCCAAATGCTCGATTTTTTTTGATGCGGTTATTATTGTATATGGATTGAAATAATTTCCATCTATTAGCAATTTAACAGGGATTTTCTCTTGCGATTGTTCACCTATTATTTTTTCCTTAAGAATATCTCGAATACTTTTATGCATTGCGCTTTGTGATGCTTGTAATATATTAATTTCATCTATTGTTTTTTCGTCTTCATATTGAACTGACCATGCAATTGCATTTTCCTTGATATAATTTGCGACTTCTTGAATTTTTTTCTTAGAATGAAATTTTTTGCTATCTTTCATTTTTGAATGGTCAAAACTATTATCTTTAGGTAAAATTACCGCTGCCGCATAAACTCTTCCAAAAAGCGGTCCTCGTCCAACTTCATCCACACCAATTTCATATGTTTTTGATGCATTTTCGTCATAACAAATTTTTAATGACGCTTTTGCTTTAATGGTTTTAGGGTTAACTGTATTTACATCGGTTATTTGTTGGTCTTCCATTTTTGATATTTTATATTGCTTTTTATTTTTGTTTTTGTTTTCAATTTTAAATTTAAATTTTTTTATTTGTAAATTAAACTTTTTTCACTATATAAATTATACAATAAATATGAATTCATTATTACTTCTTTTTATTATATTATTATTAGGTCTTATATTATGTTCCGTTTTAGGAGGTAAAAACTGCTTAAATGAAGGTTTTGACAATCATATTACTACTTCATCCGGTGTTTCTGGTGACACTTCATCTATCGCAATTGGACCTCAAGGAAATCTTTACACTGTTTCAAATTCCCACAAATCAAAAAAAATGTCACTTGATGACATGCATAAATATTCATTTAATGGCAAAAATGGAGGAAGAGCAAAAATAATAAAAAAGAACGGCAGTTATCAAATTGAAGTAAGGGATTCTAATGGAAATACCAGCTATTATACATATAATTCTCCTACTGCGACAAATTCATCAAATGATTCTATACAATCAATGACATTTTATGGACCATATAGTGGAAAAGCTCAAGTTGTTATGGATATGAATGGTAAATACATTATTCGTATTTCTTATCCAAATGGTAATTCTGAAGAGTATACTACAAATAAACAAAAAAATAATAGTCATAATAGTTATAATACACATTCTGTTGATTCAACAATGAATCAAGGAGGTATGCACCCTAGAAAATCTTATTATTCTGATTATCATTCTAGCAACAGTAATATGGGTTCTATGATGGGTGGGAATATGAGTTCTAATTATAATTATTCTAATTCTTTACCTTCTGGCGTTCCACGCAGAATGATACCACCTGGAAACGAGGATTTATATATTTTAAAATCTGAGGTTGTACCACCCGTGTGCCCTGCATGCCCTCAAAGTGCGTCTTGTCCTAGAGAAGAAAAATGTCCTCCTTGTCCAGCATGTGCTAGATGCCCCGAACCGTCATTTGAGTGCAAGAAAGTGCCTAATTATAATGCTATTAATAACGAATACTTACCACAACCAATAGTAAATGATTTTAGTAGATTTTAAATGGCATAGGTGTAAAATAGTATGTAAATATAAATATAAAAATTGATTTAAATAATACATTCAGTATTATAATATATTTATAATATTGAAGCAATGGATTTAACCAAATTATCAAAACCTGAACTCTTATCAAAATGTGAGGAGCTTGGAATTAAAAATTACAAATCAAAAAATAAAGACAAATTAATTGAATTGATTAATGTTACAGGCATTAAAAAAACGGAAGCAAAAACGATTATTGAACAGGAAAAGGAAGAAAAAGAAGAAGAAATTAATAATAACATAATTATATTAAATAATGATTGCATGATTGAACTGAATAAATTAAAAGATAATAGTATTGATTGTGTAATAACAGACCCTCCTTATTTTATAGATAAACTTGATAATAAATGGTCTTCAAATGATGTGAATAATGATGTTAAAAATAGTCATATCAAGCACTTACCAAAAGGCATGAAATTTGATAAATCACAAGTAAAAAATTTATATGATTATTATTTAGAGTTAGCAAAATTGTTATTTCGAAAAATGAAACCAGGAGCATATTTCCTGTCATTTTCATCACCGAGATTATATCATGCAATAGCAATGAGCTGTGAAATTGCTGGTTTCGAAATAAGGGATATGATTAACTGGACTTATACACAAAGCATGCCTAAGGGTATGTCCGTTACGCACATTATAGAAAAAATGAATTTGACAGAAGAAGAAAAGCTAAAATTAATAGAAGAATATAAACATTATAAAACGCCGCAAATTAGGTCTTGTTTTGAGCCCATTTGCGTAGCAATGAAACCATTAGGTAAATTTACATTTATACAAAATGAGTTGAATTTTAAAACTGGGTTATTAGATTTTTCACAAAAAGTTGGCATTGATAGTGATAGAGGACCTGCTAATATAATTACAACTGAAGAATATAATGAAAGTTATGATAAAAATTTCATGATATCAAAACCTTCGAAAAGTGAAAAAGGAGAGAATAATACTCATATAACAGTAAAACCTATAGCATTGATGGAGCATTTAATTAAATTGTTCAGTAAAAAAGATGCTTTAGTAGTAGACCCATTTTTAGGAAGCGGAACAACTGCATTAGCATGTAAAAACACGGGTAGAAAATGTATAGGAATAGAATTAAATGCAGAATATTACAAAATTTGCTTAGATAGGTGTAATAAAAAATAAAGACACTTGTTTACTTTATTATATAGCACGCTTTAATAATCGCACACACGCTACTAGAACTAAGAACTAGAACTAGAACTAGAACTAAGAACTAGAACTAGAACTAGAACTAGAACTGGCGATGCTAGAAATAGAATTGATAACACTAGAAATGGAATTTACGACGCTAGAACTAGAACTTATGACGCTAGAAACAGAATTGTCATCACTAGAACTGTCATCACTAGAACTAGAACTGTCGCTAAAATAACTGGACGAGGATGAATCAAATAATGACTCTATATCGCTTATTAATTCTTCTCCTCCGCTTTCTATATCGCTTATTAATCCTTCTCCTCCGCTTTCGCTTCCTCCTCCTCCACTTTGAATTGGATTCACGTTAACAGTTACTACATTATCATTGCCTTTAATTTTTGTAATTGTTTTAGGATTTACAGTTTGCATATTACTTCCACCGCTGCCGCCGCCACCGCCACCGCCACCACCTAAAAGTTGAGGTAAAGAAGTTGACATTGAAGTAAGACCTGATAAACCGTTTATTGCGTCTAATAATTCTGACATATATATATACACAACTGAATATTTATTTATTTTCTAAATATTTATTTATTTATTTTCTAAATAAATATTTAGAAAATAAATAAATAAATATTTAGCTATATATATAATTAATGCCGAAAGAAAAAAAACATGTCGTTCATAATAAAAAAGAAAGTACGTCAGTTGGTCGTTTTTTTTGCGATTTAATTGCTCTATTAAATATCACTAATAATGGCAATTTAAGATTTAAACGTGCCCCATATCATTTGCAAATATCTGATGTACTTGAAGCTGAAATTCCACTTATAAAGTTTTTTTCAACCCCTCAAATGACTCATGGAGTATCATATAAAATTACAAGTATAAAAGTAAGAGCGGAGCCGGCAGTAAAATATCAAACTATTAATGGAATTACTCCAACGGTCGTTAACAATTACATTTCAACTGCGCTTGTTAATAACATGATGAGTGCTACGCCAGCTCCACTTATAGCTCCATTCATGTCAACATCTCAAATTAGCGTAAATGGAGCTTCAACGCCAGTTACTTTTAGTGGACTTGTAGACACTATCAGTTCCAGTGATCCAATGGCTGCCAATACTAATGGTGCATTGAAATATTACAAAATAGTTATTAAAGCAACTCCTGTTGCACAGTAATTTTTTTGCGACTACAACGACATGCGCAATAAATTTGCAAATATTTTTTTTAAATATTTTAAATTTAATATTTAAAAATTATTTTAATTACTTATTTATGGGAAACACGCAATCAGCAAATAAAATCAACTTTGAAGATGTAAATAATAAAATACTGAATGAATTTTAGTATTTTATTTAATTTTGTTAAATTTTGTGTAAAAAAACATTATTTATTTCGAATAGTTTTTTTGTGCTTTTTGGTTTTGGGGTTTTTGTGTTTATTTTTCGAATTTTTGTTTTTATTTTTTTTATTTTGTTTATTTTTATTTAAACTGCGTTTGGGTTTTCTTGTTTTGTTATTTTTTTTGTTCTTGACTGTTTTTGTTTTTGGTTTTGGTTTTCGTTGTTTTAAGTGACCACCAACTTCTGCTTCCATTGATAATTGTACTTTTTGATAAAAAGGTGTTGACCTTACTTGTGTTGATAAATCTACTTCTGATACTGGTTGACCGCCAAGTTGTTTATTAGCTATAGCTTTTCCACCGTTAGTTGGTCGCATTGTACCATTTTCCCAATGCGTTATCGGAAAAGCTAATCCTGATTTTTTATCACACCAATATGCAAATTTATTTCCTTGAATATTCATAATAATCCAATCCGACACTACTCCTTCATTACCATTATATTCAAATTCAAAACTACTATCTGAATCATAACCAGGAGATTCCCATACATTATTATCTATTTGTCCATTTATATTATAAGTAGTAGCTTTAACCGACTTATAATTTGTTGAGTCATTCGAAACACTAAATATCCACCCTGATTGAGGTATTAACCACGCATCTTTATCTTCACTGCTTTTTACTTTTATTGGGTTTGTATTTTGACTTATTGGAGCATAAATTTTACTTCCGTCATCTTGTATAACTACCCATTTTGTATTATCACCATTTTTTTTTTCCGCTTTTATTGAATTTGTATCAACAGGTATAGTTATTATTGTTTTTTTACCTTTATTTACATAATATATTACATAACAATAACCACCTATTCCAAGAACTGTAACCGTTCCAAATACATATCCTGCACCCACTATAGGATTTGCAATAACCCAACCATAAAAATCATTATAAAATTTTGTCGGGTCTATTGTAGAAATTGTAGTAGTGACACTCGACAATCCCCCTGATAATGTTTCATAAATTTTTGTTAAACCTGTAATAATATTTGTTGTGTCAATATTATTTATTATTTTACCTATTCCAGTATCCTTCAATATTTTATAAGCATAAGCACCGGCGACTCCTGCGAATAAAATATAACCTAACCCTTTTAACATTTCATACATAAATGAAGGCATAATTTTAAAAGCTCCTTTTAAAAAGAAAAATAAAAAAAGACTCGTAGCTATTGCTCCTTCCGTAGATAAACTATTTGCCTTTATTATTGCTTCAAAGTTACCAAATAATGGTTGCATGAAAGCTTCCCATTCGGCATTTAATACTTCTTGTGAGGCATCTGTTTTAACAGTCAAGCTCTTTGCTTTTTCATTTAATTTTAAAACTTCTAATTTTGTAACTTCTCTTAAATTTTTAGCATATTGATTTGCGGCAATTTCTTGATTTTTTAATTGAGCTGACTCTAAATTTTCTTTATTTTCATTGAGATACGCATTAAGCGCATCGGTGGTTCTCAAAGCTACCGCATAACTTTTAAGCTCAGCTATTCTTTCCTGCATAATTGCAGCTTGCTCTACAGGTGATAAATAACTAAAACAATCAAGCCCTACATCTAAAACTGATGTTATTCTAGCCGAAGCTTTTATTAAAAATGTATTTCTAGAAAGAAATTCTTTAAACTGTTTATATTTTATAACATGTGAACTAGCAAGTGGGTTATCAATTATTTTTGGAAAATTATTTGATTCTTCAATACGAAAATCAGCTTCATATTCACCTTCTTCACTTTCTCCAAATAATGAACCTATAATTTGATTTTTTGTTTCTTTTATTTTTTTTTCAACAGATTTAGATATTAATCCAGATAAAGATTTTAATATTTCGTTATTTTTAAGATTTTTAAATTTAAATACAACAATAATTTGCCCATCACTTCCTAATGTTGCTGGACTTATTTCTAAAAATGGTCTTGAAAATGCCAATAATTTGTCACTAATCTCTATTCTTTTTGTTGCAATTTCAGATTTAATTTGCGCTTCATCTAATTTATTTCCTTCTTTATCAGTAATTACGACATTACTCACACCTTGTTCTATTTCTCCTTTAACTGATTTAATATCAGAAGGATTAATAAATTGTTGCATTTGTCCTGGTCTTTCTTCAGAAACCATTAAACCACTTGATTCTCCAAAAACTTCTGGTTGACCTTCAAGCAAATCTTGTTTTGAACTTGACCCTTCTATTAATCCTGGTATTTGTCCTTCGAGCATTTCATATGGTTTTGATTCAACTTTTAATTCTGTTAATAGATTTACCGCTTCTTGGGCAGCACTTTTTTGTTTTGTTTTGATTAATTCAGGTGATTTACCAGTAATCCAATCAAAAGTTGTTTGCTGTTTAATTACATCTGATGTATCAAATGTGTGACTAATGTCTAAATCTAAAATATGTCTTCCAAAAGTATCTATAGATTTTCCTAATGAATTAAAATCAGTTTCCATTTCTTTTAAAGATTCATTCAGTTTTTCTAACATAGAATTTGTATATATTTCATAATAATTATCCAAGTATTGATTGATACTTGATTTATAATTTTCTTCTTCGTCAATGCTTAATGAGGTTTTAAAAATAAGGTCTGGTTCATTTAAAGAATTATCTTTTTTTTTTAATAAATATTCTTTAGCATACTTTTCTATAGAACCTAGAGTAATTATTTTTCTTTCATACAAGTCTTTTATAATTGATTTTTGCTCATTTTCGGTTCCATCTTCATTATTTATATTTTTAATTGCATTCACTATAATTGTTTCTATAACTGAATCTAATAAATATGAATAGTTAATGGAAACATTTGCATTTTGTCCAAATTGATTTTGATATGTTGCAATAAGTGCGCTTGTTAATTCTTCATGATTCATTAATCTAGAAGTATATGTTACTGGTTCAACTTTATCTACAGCAATTGATGTATCAACCAATTGATTTCCTATTTCTCTTTCACCTTCACCATCATCTTTTACAACTTTTCCTTCTTCTTCTTCTTCTTCTTCTTCTTCTGATGCCCAACCTTCTTCTTCATCAATATCACCTGCCAACTTAAATTCTTTACCTTCAGGTTCCTTTAAAAAATCTAAAACAATATTTTTATTTGTTTCATCTTTTATGCACAATGCTTCAGGCGGAATAGTGGAAACAAACCGCCTTTCATAATCATCATTAAATATAACATACTTACCTTTAGAATCTAGAAAACCCCACTCATTTGATTTTGGAATCATAATCATATTACATGCGGATGATAAAGCAGCAGCTGTAGCAGCAATTGCACCAAATACACCTGTTTTCATTCCGCCCTCTTTTTTTGCCAGGTTGGAATCAGATAAAATATTAAGAATTTCAAGATATGCATTTAATCGCTCTAATTCATTCGGTATTTCTTCTATTGCTAACAAATGACCTGCTATTTTGTTTTTATCTTCATTTACATCATAATTATCATTACTGGTATTGTTTATTTGCATTAATGCATCATCGTAAGCTTCTTTTGCTTTACTTATTAATCCTATTTCAAATAGTAAATCAGTCATTCTTTTAGCATCGAATGTTACACTATCTGGAATTGGAATTTCCATTGCACTTTCCTCATTTTGTCCATTATTAAAAAATTTACCTCCTTCTAACAAAAGCATAAAGGATTTATCATTCATTTTATCAATTAATACATCTTTAAAAAGTGAAAGTAGGTTAGTATTAAATGAAGCACATATTGATAATTTATCTATACCACTAGTAAATATGGAACTTTTAGAAGTTAATGCTACTTCAAGCATTTGACATAACTTTTTTTTTAAAGAAATTATTTCTTTAAGGTTATTCGCAGAGGACATTTGAGATTCTAATAATTCTTTAATTATTTCAGGAGTAAATATGTCAGTATCAGTATTACTTTCATCTTCACTTAAATTTGTTAATGGAATATTAATATTTTTATTTTCAATCAAATCAACATCTTGTGATTGCATTACAATATAAATATAAAAATATTTAAATTTAATTTTTTTTATTTAAATATTTTACCGAGTTTTTATGCATTTTTCATCCATTTGAAATGTGTTTTCTTTCTCATCTTGTGGTATAATTTTTAATATACATTTAGATTTTTTACCATAAAGCGGTTCTGTGCAGCCTTTTTCCATAGGTTTTTCTATTTTCTTAAATTTAAATAATTTGGGCTTTTCATCCGTGCATCTTGCCCTAAAGTGTTCGTATCTTTCTCTCACTTCACAATATGTCAAGTTTGATTTTTTCTTCAACATTTTATTCACCAACTCATGCAAATTATATACATATCTTGAAAATGATTCTCTATTTTTCATTGATTCCATTGTAAGCGGAAGTTGTTTTAAATTAGTTTTCAAATTCATCCTGCAATACTTGCACGGCAATACATTTTGCAAGCTAATGACAAAATTGCGATAATTGTTTTTGTCTTCTTCAGTTGGCTCAACAGGATAATTAAAGCTCATAGTGTGTAAATAATGCCACATTGGAGGCCCCCATACTGTGGTAAGCATTCCATCACCGCTTTTATATTCGTCTTTAGTATAAATTTGTATTTGTTTTTGTTTTTGTTTTTGTTTTGCGGTTTTAGTTTTGCTATTTTTATTGGTTTTTTTGGTTTTACGCATTTGTATATAAAAAGATAAGAAAAAAGTATTCCAATAATATTTTAAGCTAATCAATATATATGGATTCACTAAATTCCTATTTTTCCACTTATTCAAACAATTCTAAAAATATTTGCATACTCACTGCTGTTGCTATTTCCATTATTTTTATTTTTATTGTTATTCCTTTAAATAATTATTATTTTGCTTCACTTTTTGGAAAGATTGCGGTTTTACTTATTTTAGCATATGCGCTATATGAAAATTTTATGAATTCTTATAATTTTTCAAAAAACACAAATACAACTATGATTGTTGGCTCTTGGAATGATATTAAAACTAATTTATTATGTAGCTACATTTTTTCATTTTTAATTTTATTGCTATTCTTTTCCGTAATAAAAAATATGATAATGTAAAATAATGGCTTTTTAAAAGCGATTTAATTATAATTTTTGTAAAATTCGTTCAATGCTTGGATTAATTATCATGTTTTTTTCATTATTTTCATTTTTTTCATTACTGTTTTTGTTTTTGTTTTCTATATTATCATTTACATTTAGCCTATATAAATCCATAATTTTTTGATAATAAATCTCATCATTTTTAAAATCGTAACGATTAATTTCAACTAATATTCCGTCTTTATTTCTAAATAACATTTGTCTAATTATAAAATATTTATATAAATATCTTTATTTCGTTTAGATAAAAATATAGTAATATATTCTAAATACATATATATAATGGCAAGTCGGGCAAAAAGTTTTGTTTCCAGTGCAGCATCATCAATAACAGGTGGCGGGCTTTTAGATAATTTTAAATCTAACTATGCAAAAATAGGTATTTTTGTTCTTGTAGCACTTGTAATTGGTGTCGTAATATATTACGGATACACTTATTTAAGTAAAAAATTTAAAGTTGGATATAAAGAAAATAATGAAAATATTTCATCAGGTGGCTCAAATGGTGAATGTGAGCTGTTATTTTTCAGTACATCTTGGTGTCCTTATTGCAAAACGGCTAAGCCAATATGGGAGGAGGTAAAAAATGAGTATAAAGATAGGACTGTGAATGGTAACACTATTATATTTACTGATGTAGATTGCACAAATGAATCTCCTGAAGTAGCAAAAATGATGGACCGTTATAAAATCGAAGGGTTCCCAACCATTAAATTAATTAAAGGAGGTCAAGTTATCGATTTCGACGCGAAGGTAACAAAGGAAAATTTAGAACAATTTATTAATACAGCTATTTAAAGATATAACTTAATAATTATATAATTTTATAAAATATTTATGAAAACAACTAAAGGTTATTATAAATGTATTCATAATAAAGAAAAATCAAGGTGTAATATTTGTAATCCTAATGCATTTTGTCAACATAATATGGAAAGACGATTCTGTATTCCTTGTGAAGGTTCTGCTATTTGTGAACACAAAAAAAGAAAATCTAGATGTGTTATCTGCAATGGTGGTTCAGTTTGTCAACACAATAAAAGAAAAGAACATTGTGTAAATTGCAATGGTTCTGCAATATGTATTCATAAAATAAGAAAACAAATTTGTAAAATATGTAAAGGTTCCCAGATATGTATTCATAATAAACATAAAAATTATTGCATAGAATGCGAAGGTAGCTATTTATGTAAAAGTTGTAAAATTACATTTGGAAACCGCAAATATAATGGATATTGTTTTAGATGTTGTATTTATTTATTTCCTGAAATGAATATTTCCAAAAATTATAAAACAAAAGAAAAAAATACAACAGATTATATTATTTCATTTTACCCAGAATTAAATTGGATATCTGATAAAAAAATTGAAAATGGGTGTTCAAAAAAAAGACCTGATTTATTATTAGATTTAGGTTATCAAGTAATTATAATAGAAATAGACGAAAATCAACACAATAAATATGATTGTTCATGCGAAAATAAAAGAATTATGGAATTGTCTCAAGATATTGGACATAGACCAATTATTTTTATTCGTTTTAATCCTGATAATTATGTAAATAACAAAAATGTTAAAATAAAATCTTGTTGGACTATTACTAAAATATCAGGATTAATCAAAATTGAAAATAAAAAACAATGGAATAAAAGATTGGAATGTTTAAAATCTCAAATAGATTATTGGTTATCGCCTGAAAATAAAATTGAAAAAACAATTGAAATTGTGCACCTTTTTTATGATGGTTTTAATGATGATTTTTAAAGAGCATTCTCTTTATCAACATCTTTCATCATTTCCAACTTAGATAGAAAATCTTTTGCACATTGAATACCATCATCTAATATTTTTTTTCGCAAGTCTGAAGAATATAATGCTTCTTTAAAATTGCTCAATGATATATTATCTGCGCTATAATGCATTTCATAAGGGAGAGCACCAGTATAAGAATAATTATTTGAATTTTTAACAATTTGATTAATTATAAAATGCATAACATAATCTAACATTGTGGATTCATTATTTACAATGTTATTTTCATTTTCATTATATATATTTTTTATACCAAAAATCTCATTTAAATTTTTCTCATTTTCAATGCAAAATTTGATAGGGTAATTAGATGCAACTCCTCCATCTACAAAACATTTATTATCAAAACAAACAGGTGTTATAATCATTGGAATGGCACAAGACATATGAACTGCTCTTATAACAGGGATATCCGGAAATGTTTTATAATTAATATCAACAACTTCAAAAGAATTAACTTCCAAAGAGAAAAAGTGCAATTCGATGTTTGTGTATTCATAAAATTCAACCATTGTCATCGTAAGCTGTAAATCTTTAGTATCAAAAAAAGGTTTAAAAAATGTATTAATAGAGTTTTCATCAAATAATCCTTTTTTTGAGTAAGCATCAAATATTTGGTTTATATTTACAGAATAAGTTTCATGCCATGGTCTTAAAAGAATATAATCATTTATTGATTCCCAGTCAAATTTTAAAGATAATAAAACAGAAATAATAGCGCCTGCAGAAGTAGCATAAATTGATTTGATATCATTTATATTCCAAAAACCTGTTATTTCTAAATGCTGCAAAGCCCCCAAAGCTTTAAATCCCATTGGGCCGCCTCCAGGAATAACTAAATGTTTTATTGTCATATTTTTATAAATGCATTGTTTTTTTTTATTTTTTAAACTTAATGTTGTATGTACGATTATTGAGACTCCTATTGAACATCATTATACAACTATTCAACAATAAAATATTTTTCACATTTGCAGACTAAATACAGAGGCATTTAAAAGTATAATTAATTATAATTAATTATAATTACATAATTAATTATATAATTATATTATATAATGTCATCTATCTATACAAATGTGCTTTCTAATGAAGAATTAGAATATATAAATAATCATCCTGAAGTTATTTTAGCGAAGGCTTCTTTGGATTCCAAATCATCTGGAATGACATATTTTTCAGTACCTATAAACAATTCAATTCGCGATACTTTACAAAAACAATTTGGGTTGCATCTTTCGGTAGATTATCAAATACCGATGAGATGGATTAAGGGTGATACCGCACCACACATTGATACAGGTTCATCAAACTTTAAAAATACATATTTACTGTACCTCAATGACTCACCTGGTGAATTTATTGTAGATTCACAATGCTATCCGATTCAATCAAATACAGGGTTTGTCTTCAATGAAGGGTTACCACACGAAACACTATATACAGAAAATGTTCCTCGTTTATTACTCGGTCCAATGAATGAATTTGCACAACCGGTCGGACTCGCAGTAACATATTATCATCGAAGTGAATATGACGCACTTAATAAAATCAATCATTTTACTGCATATGGTAGTTATGTTGTATCATCTGTATCAGGATATAATAGTTGGAGACTTGCTTCTAATAGTACTGGCACATCTCCACAAAATTTAGTGTATAACAATGGAGATACTTTAATAGGTGATGGTAATTATTATTTATATCCTTCTGCACCATGCTTTTTAGAGGGTTCTACAATCCTCTGCGAAGTAGATGGTGTTGAAAAATATGTTCCAGTTGAAAAACTCAAAAAAGGAACGCTTGTCAAAACCAGTTTGAATGGATATAAACCAGTTGTCTTAATTGGAAAAGGAACCATTGAAAATCCTGGAAATAATGAACGAACTGAAAATCGTCTCTATAAATGTTCTGCTTCCAAGTATCCTCAACTCAAGGATGATTTATATATTACTGGGTGTCACTCTATTCTAGAGTTTCCTATAACAGAAAAACAAAAGGAAGACACTATTAAACACATTGGTAAATTATTTGTCACGGATAATAAATATAGACTGATGGCATGTGTGGATTATCGTGCAGAGCCTTGGAATTCTAAAGGTACATATAAAATTTGGCATTTTGCTCTTGAAAATTCTGATGAAAAAATGAATTATGGAGTCTATGCCAATGGAGGATTATTAGTTGAAACCTGTAGCATTCGTTTTTTACAAAAAAACTCAAATATGGATTTAATTAAATTATGAAAACTTCATTAACTTTTATATTCTTAATTCAAAGACATAAATTATATAAATTATATAAATTATATAAATTATATAAATTATATAAATTATATAAAAATATTTTTTTTCGAAGTAATGATTAAATGAGTAGTATATTTACGATTGAAAATATCAATAATTTTTCAGAGAAAATCAATATTGACGATTTATATGAGAGAAAAAAGCAATATGATTTAAACAAGTTAGACCTTTATAACAAAATTTTAAATCGCATTCATGTGCGAATTAAAACAACTGCTAAACAAAAAATAGATGAACAATTTTGTTGGTATGTTGTTCCAGAAGTTATATTAGGCGTTCCAAAATACGACCAAGGTGCTTGCATTGCCTATATTATGGATAAATTAAAAGACAATGGATTTATTGTTCGATACATTCATCCAAACACATTGTTCATCTGTTGGAAGCATTGGGTGCCTTCTTATGTAAGAACCGAATTAAAGAAAAAAACAGGTATAGCAATTGATGAATATGGGAGAAAAGTAAATGTGAATGAAGAAAATAAAATAGAAAATACATATTCAAATCCAAGAAATCTGGATGAGGCCATGTTCAAAATCAGCAATCCTGCGTTAGCATCATCTTTGCAAAATTCCACAAAGAAAAAATATACTCCCATAAAATCTTATAAACCACAAGGCAATCTTGTTTATGGCGATGATATTTTAAGTTCATTAGAGGAAGTTATAGATAAATAAGTGCGAATTTTATTATTATACTATACTATAATATTATTTTGTTACCATATATGATAACAAAATAAACAGCATACATATCAAACTCAAAAACGCAGTGCAAGCCAACAAGGCATTCAGAAAGCCGCGAAAAAAAGCTGAAAAGTATTTTCCCTTTTCGTTTTTGGACATTTATTTTGTCCATTTTTGAAAAGAGGAAATACTTTTGGACATTTTTAAAAGCCGAAAATGAGCCGAGAGCATAATGGTGTGTTTTGCTTTTTGCTCCGAAAAAATGTGTGACGATACTTTTTTAATACTTAATTGCGAAAACTATTTAGGAGTTTTTTATGTTCTATATTTATAGAACATTTTGGAATGAATTTTACTCAAAAAAACTCATTGTATAATTGTGAAAAATGTCAGTTCAAAACTGGTAACAAAAATGATTTCGCTCGTCATTTATTGACAGCAAAACACCATCTTAGAACAAATTCGTGCATTTTAGAACACACACCATTACGCTGCAAAATATGTAATAAAGAATATAAATCGCGACATGGTTTATGGTATCATTTTAAGAAATGTGAAAAAACTCAAAAAAACCTAAAAAAAACTCATGACGATGAAATGAAAGAGATTAAAACAATGGAGAGCTTAATGATGAAGGCTTTTGAAAAAAACCTAGAATTAACCGAAAAAAACATGGAACTAACACAAAAAATGTTGGACAATGCATGCGGTGCAAAAATTAATAACACCATAATCAATAATAATAATCACAACAAGCAGTTTAATTTGAATGTTTTTTTAAACGAAAATTGCAAGAATGCCATGAATATGAAGGATTTTGTGAATTCTCTCAAAATAGAGACAGAGGAATTAGAAAATGTTGGAAAATTAGGATATGTAGAGGGAATTTCCAATATTTTTATTCGAGGTTTGAAAGAGTTGAATGAATCAGAAAGGCCAATGCATTGTATGGATAAAAAGAGGGAAACCTTGTATATAAAAGAAGATAATGAGTGGGACAAGGATGAAAAAAAGGATAAAGTTAAGCAGGTAATTGGACAAATTGCACATAAAAATTTTATGAAACTTATTGAGTGGAAAGAGGATAACCCGGCGTGGGAGAATTCGGAAACTAAAAAGCACGCACAATACATAGAGATGGTGAAGGAAGTATTTACTGGTATAACACCGGATGACGAGATTGGGATTAAAAAAATAATTAAAAAAGTGGCTAATGAAGTATATGTGGACAAAGGGGCATCTGCTCTTTAAGTAGGATTACAAATTATATATACATAACTTGAAATTCAAAATTCAAAAATATATTATATTTTTAAACTAAATATAATATATGAATCATACTAGAAAATTAAGAAAAATACATAATAAAACAAGAAGCAGAATAAAAGATAATAAAACTGAAAAAAAAGAAAAAATAATGCGACAGTGTAAAAATGCAAAAATTCAGGTTTTTTCTTCTTTCGAAAAAGAGTTAGAAAAAACAAAAGAATATAAAAATTTAAAGAATTTAAAAAGCGTCGATAGAGAATTAGTAAAAAGATTTAAACAGCAATATGCCCCTTCAAAAATAACACCAAGAAATGATTTTTATACTTATATAAATTATAGGTGGTTAAAGAATATTCGTAGCGAGTTGGATAATGAACAAGAAAAACAAAAAAAAACTTATTATGTTCAAATCGACGATTATAGAATAGTTCAAGATAAGGTGTATGAAGAATTAATTGATATAGTTAAAACTTACATAAGAGATAATGATTCAAAACAAGCGCAGTTAATTAAAAATGTATATGAATCATTAATAAATTTGAACCACTCATCTTTAAATAAACATGTTTTGTCAATGATAAAAGATTATGAGCATTGTGTTAAAACAAATAATATGTGGAAATTTTTGGCAATTATAAATTCTTGTGAAATTATAAATTGGGGTTGTCCTATTCAATGGACAGTTGTTGCAGATGAAAAAAATTCTAATATTTTTAGAAATTTTATTGATTTGCCACAGTTATCGTTATATGATTATATGCTTTATTTGGAAAATTCTAGTATAGATAGTAATGCAAATAATAGATATAAGTCGTCTGTTAAAAAAAAATATTTGGAATACATAAACCAATTATTTGATGCTTATTTGGGAAAGCAACATGGGTTAGATGCAAATGATGTATTTGATGTGGAATGTGATATTTTATTAGCAATGGAATGTAATTCAATAAAAAATGATTCTGATGACAATTATAATTTCGTAAAAAAAGAAGATGCATTAAAAATGTATGGTTTTGATTGGGACCAATTAACACATTATTTGGGTTATAAAGAAACACCAAATTTTTTTATTTGTGGTAATTTAAGTTATTTAAAATGTATTTGTGAATTATTAAATAAAAATTGGAATACTCAAAAATGGAGAGCCTATTGGTATTATATTCATTTAAGGCAATTTTGTCGTTTTGATAAAGAATATATGTATATACATTATGAATTTAATAACAAATTTTTGGAAGGACAGCCAGTAATTTTTCCAATAGAAAAATATCCTGTTTTTGGTTTATCATTAACATTTAATACATTTTTGACGAATGAATATGTTAGAAGAAACAAGAATGAATATAGAATACAATATGTAAGAAATATGGCAGCAGATTTAATAACCGTTTTTAAAAGAATAATTAAAAGAAATACATGGTTATCACCGAAAACAAAAAAATATGCGTTGTTAAAATTAGATTTTATTAAACTAGAAATAGCACAACCAAAAGACCTAAGATATGACCCGTTGATAAATTATACATCTGATGATGCTTGGGAAAATATGAAGAAAATATGTTTATGGAAAACAAATAAATATATAAATTTGGAAGGAAAAGACATTATTGATATACCTTTATTTGATTGGAAAGACTTTAAATTAATAGGAAAACAAGCTTATATTGTAAATGCTTTTTATACGCCATCAGAAAATAGTATTTATATTCCATTAGCATATTTGCAAAAACCATTTATTGATTTGGAGGAAAGAGGTATAGAATATAATTTGGCAAACATTGGTTACACTTTATGTCATGAAATGTCTCATGCTTTAGATGATTTAGGAAGCAAATATGACCATAATGGTAATTTACATGATTGGTGGACGAAAGAAGATAAATTAAAGTATAATTATATAATTAAAGACATTATAAAGCAATACGAAGTTCTTGCATCTTATGATAATATTGTGTTTGATGCGGAAATTAGTGTAGGCGAAGATATGGCAGATATTTCAGGTTTAGCAATAGCTGTTGAATATTTAAGGGATTTTCAAATGTTCAACTCTATTATTGTTCCTATATGTTCTTTATCATTTCAATCATTTTTTGTATTTTTTGCGTTTCAACAAAGGCAACATGTTTATAAAAAAGCATTTAATGCTCAATTGAAAACAAACCCACATCCAATGGATAAATATAGAACAAATGTTCCATTATCTCGTTTAAAAATATTTAGAAGCTTATTTAATGTTAAAAAAGGAGACAATATGTGGTGGCATTCAACAAATACTATATGGTAGATATTAAATGCATTTTTATTTTATTTTATTATACTTTTGCAAATTGAAACCAACTTACTATAATCAGGTCCAGATAAGGATGAAGATGTATTTTGAGAAGTGATGCTTGGAAAAATGCTAGAACTAGGACTAGGAGCATCAGGTGGTGGCTGAGCCGTTCCTAAATAAATTTGATAAGATAATGGCTGAGGCGATTTTAGTTTTTCTTTTGGTTCTATATAATTTGCGTATAATTCTCTATTACTAACCCTTTTTGATAAATAATCAGCATTTGTTTCATTTTGTTTTTTGTAAGCATTTATTGATTTAAGTATGTTTTCCGGAATTGCATTATCTGTATTATTATTCAAATAATTTTTTACATAGTCATCAATAGGATAATTATCATTTTTAACAAAATAATTTACTTCTTCTTCTGTCATTACTGAATAGAAACCTTTCATAGTAAAATCATCTGGAGGATAAGGTCGCCCTAATTTTTGATATAATGCTTTCCAAGTCGCATCCGACCATTTTTGATTTGCAGGCGGTGGCTTTAAATATTCATAATATCCTATTTTATTATTAGTAAGACCTTCTTTAACAGAAGGAAAAAATAATATGAATAATATAATTAACGATAAAATAAATAGAAAAAAATATTTGTATTTTTCTAATAAAGATTTTATTTTATATAATTTCATAATAAAATAATATGATATTATATTTTTTTTGCAAAAGTATATGGATTGTATAATTTCACCATTTCTGTTTCAAGTGTTTTTATTTGTTTTTGCGATGTTTCCAAAATTTGAGATTCCACTATAGCTTCATATAGTTTAACTCCTTCATCAAAATCCGTTTCACAATTTATATATAGTTCGACTATTATGCCTCTGACTTCTTCAACTAATTCTTGTAATCTTTCTTCGGTTAATTCATGATTTATTTTTATTATGTGTTTTTCAGGATTATCTTCTTTTAAAGTCTCGTCATTATTATCATAAAGAAATATTTCATTTATAATTTTTAACAATTGAGATTGTTTTTCATTTACAGATGCCAACATTTTTTTCAAATTTTCTGCATATTTTTCAAATAATTTGTTTTTATAACTTTCAGTATATTCAGATTCAAACTTAGATACAGAATTCAAATTTTTTTGAGAACAATTTTTACTATATTCTTTTAATTTTATATCTGAAAAGGATTTAATATTTATTGGCATTACATCATTACCAGTAAATGCCTTGTAAAACCGCGCCAAATCAGCGTGAAAAATATCATGTGTTTCTTTTGTCATGCCATTAAATTCACCTGTTTCATAATCATAATCATCATCATAATATAATTGCATTAATTCGGGAATGCCATGAATATCATCTAAAGATTCAGCATCGGAATTTTGTTTTCTAGAATACATATCTGCAGAGCATAAATTCTGGCTTGCACTGTTTTTGCTTTTTTTATTTTCCGTATTTTCATTACCTTTTAATGCGCTAATTTTGTCATCACAAAAGCTAGAAGTTGTTTTTTCAATAGTTGCGTCAGTAGGAATGCTCAATTTTTCAGATAATTTTCGTTTTATTTTTTTACCGGTAGAGTCCATAAAAACATATTCAGGGTTTATAGTTGTTAAAATAGCAGCAAAAATATGAGCGATTTTAATGTAAAATGTTGCAATGTAATCGCACATAATTTCTTTATCATTGTAATCTAAAATATCAATATCTGTATTAATATCTGCATCTAAATCAGATAAATGATTTAAATCAGATTTTTTAAAAAATAAGATTTTTTCTTTAGATGAGCCGTGTCTTATTCTATTAACTAAACGAGTAATATCTATATCTGAAAAATATCTATCAATAATATCAGAAGTTAATATAACTAATTCATCACAATATTTTTTATTATACAATTTTTTAAAACTTTGAAAATCTAATGTTAAAATGTAATAAGTTGCAATATAATCCATTGCATTTTCTAATTGTGAATGATGTTCTGTACTATTATTACGATTTTCATTATTAAAGCCACCTTTAATTATTGTCGTATCTGTCATATTATTAAATTTAGGTAATGAGTTTCCCATATATTATCATTGTATAATAAATAATAACACATAAAATAACCTAAAAATAATTTTTTACAAAAAATCATATTTATTTAAAATAAAATTGAATTAAAAATTTCTTTTTATTAAGAAAAGACCAAAAGCAATGATTTCAATAATTAAAGAAAATAAAGAAAAAAGCAAAAAAAATAAGTCACAATTAATAAATAAATCAGAATTATGGAATATATTTGATAGTGAAGTAAATAGTTCTAGTTCTACATCCGAGAAAGAACCTTTAGAGTGCATTTATAGAGCTTCAGGTGACCGTGAAAAATGTGAATTATGCGATTTTAATTTAGCATTTTCAGATGAAGGATTTTTAACATGCACAAACTCAAAATGCGGGATTATTTATAAGGATTTTCTAGACCATAGTGCTGAGTGGCGATATTATGGTGCGGACGACAATCAAAATTCAGACCCAACACGATGTGGAATGCCTATAAATCCCCTTCTTCAAGAATCGTCATTTGGTTGTAAAGTTTTGTGTTCAGGTTCAACAAGTTACGAAATGCGCAAAATAAGAAGATATACCGAATGGCAATCGATGCCATATAAAGAAAAGTCACAATATGATGAATTTCAAAGAATAACTATAATGTCGCAAAATGCAGGTATTCCAAAATCTATCATTGATGATGCAATGCGTTATCATAAAAAAATTTCGGAATACGAATTAACTTTTCGTGGAGATAATCGTGATGGTATTTTAGCAGCATCCATATATATTTCGTGCAGGATTAATCAATTTCCAAGAACTGCGAAAGAAATTGCATCTATATTTCATTTAGATGTTACAAGCGCAACAAAAGGATGTAAAAATGCGTTATCAATCATAAATAATTTAGAAAAAGACTTAGACAATAAAGAAAAAACGGCTTTCTCAAAAACAAAACCAGAAGCCTTTATAGAGCGGTATTGTAGCAAGTTAAACATTAATAATGAGCTTACAAAATTGTGCAAATTTATTTCAATGAAAATAGAAAAAATGGATTTAATGCCAGAAAATACACCGCATTCAATTGCAGCAGGGGTGGTCTTCTTCATTTCACAAATATGCAACTTAAATGTTAGCAAGAAAGATGTTAAAAATGTAAGCGAAATTAGCGAAGTTACCATAAACAAATGCTTTAAAAAGATAGAAAAAATGAAAGATAGTTTAGTTCCAGCTGTAATTTTAAATAAGTATAAATAAAAGAAAACAAAATATATAAAACAAAACAAAATATATAAAACAAAATTAAATATATAAAAACAAAAAATATAATATGTTATAATTTATGGTTGATTATTGTTTTGATAAAAGTAAAATAACTGAGGAAATAAACTTAAATTTATTTAATTCTTTTATTAATGAAAATGACAAAAATGAATTTTTTGGTGAATGTGGGCATTCACATTATCGATTTCTAGCTTATATTTCTACTTTTTTTTATAATTCGACAATATTTGATTTTTCTACTGATGCCGGTTTGTCAGCATTAGCGCTATCATATAATGAAACAAATGAAATATTGTCTTATGGAAATGGTGTAAATAGAGTTAAAAATATAAAAAATAACATGAAAATTGATACAACCTTATTAATAGATGATGCATTTTTAAAAACATATAAAAATGATATATTAAATAGTCCTGTTGTTTTTGTTGATTTACATCCACATGAAGGAAATATAGAATTTAAAATTTACGAGTTTTTAAAACTAAATGATTACAAAGGATTAATAATTTTTGATGATATTTGGTATTTTAAAACCATGAGAGATAATTTATGGTACAAAATAGAAGAGCATTGTCGAATGGATGTAACAGAATTTAGTCACTGGTCAGGATTAGGGTTAGTTTCATTTAATAAAAATATTCAAGAACAATTTAATCAGAATAAACCAAATGTGGATAATTGGACATTAATGACCGCTTATTTTAATTTAACAAATTGTTATGATGCGAGCACTGAAATAAAAGCTCGCGATAAAAAATATTATTTTAGTCATTCTTATTCTACTTTAGCGTTGCCATATAATCTAGTAATATATTGTGATGAGGAAAGTTATGATGAAATTATTAAAATAAGACCAGAATATCTTAAAAATAAAACGCAGTATAAAATATGTGATTTTGAAGAATTTTGTTTTGTAAAAAACGGAGTAAAGTGCAATGAAATTTTTTTTGATTATAGACAGCAAATTATTAAAAATAGAGAAGGAAATCCTTTTTATTTTGACAATAGAATGAACGCAAGTTACTACTTATTTTGTATGGCTCGTTATACAATGTTAAAAGAAGTTATTACAGAAAATTATTTTAATAGCACACATTTTGCTTGGATTAATTTTTGCATTGAAAGGATGGGATTTAGAAATTTAGTACATTTGGAAGAATGTTTAAGCGTTAATCGAAATAAATTTTCGACATGTTATATTGATTATATTCCCGAAAAACTAATTAAAAATTTACCGGAATATTTTAAATGGGGTCGTTGCAGTATGTGTAGTGGTTTTTTTACAGGAAATTCTGAATATATGTATAAAGTGTGTGATTTAATTGAAGATAAATTTTTACAGTTTTTAAAATTGGGGTATGGACATGCAGATGAGCAATTATTTAGTCCAGTTTATTTTGAGAATCCTCATTTATTTGAACATTATTATGGTGATTATCATCAAATGATTACCAATTATAAATATATTTATGATGCACCTGAGCCGCCAATTTATAATTTTATAAGAAATAGTTTTTTACATAAAAATTATGAAAAATGTTTAGAAGGATGTATATTTGTTATGAATTCATTAAAATTAAATAAATGTAGGCTAAATGAAGAATTTACTAGAGAACTGCAAAATTATTACACAAAAGCCATGCAAATTCTTAAAGACAGAAATGAAAATGTAATTCAAATATAATTTAAATATAATTTATACCCTTGAAGATTCAAAATAGTAAAATTATTATTTTAATGCAATAAAATAATGCAATAAAATAATGCAATAAAATAATGCAATAAAATAATGCAATAAAATAATAAAAATTAAATAATGTTAGTAATATAATGGATGAAGATACGAAAGAAACTGTAGATAATGTAGAAAATACAACAAAAAAAATTCCAAAAAGAATATTTATTGTTCCTTATAGAAATCGATTAGAGCAGAAATTTTTTTTCAGTAAACAGATGAGCTTTATTTTAGAAAATGATGATGATTATGAGATTTATTTTTCACATCAATGTGATAATAAGCATTTTAATAGGGGTGCAACAAAAAACATAGGATTTTTAGTAATGAAAGACAAATATCCTGAAGATTATAAAAATATTACATTTATATTTAATGATGTAGATACATTACCTTTTCACAAAATTTTTGATTATCAAACAACAGAAGGTGTTATTAAGCATTATTACGGGTTTGAGTATGCTTTAGGAGGAATTGTAGTAATTAAAGGCGCGGATTTTGAAAAAATAAATGGATATCCAAACTTTTGGGGATGGGGAAATGAAGATAGGGTTTTGCAAATAAGAAGTGAAAAAAATGATTTGCATATCGATAGAAGTCAATTTTTCAAGATAGGAAGTCCGGAAATTCTTCAATTATTTGATGGTGTTTCTAGATTAGTTTCACCAAGAGATTACTATTTAGGCAATAATGATAGTGGCGCAGATGGGCTATCTACTTTAAATAAAATTACTTTTTCCATTGATGAAGAGTCTTTAAATCCAAAAGATAATAAATATATTGTTGAAAATAAAAAAATATTTGTAATAAATGTTTTATCTTTTAAAACACCTGCGGGTTATGAGCAAAATGAATATTATGAATATGATTTAAGGGACCCTACTAATAAAATAGTGAGGCCAAACAGGGAACCTACAAGCAAGCAAGTTATTACGACAGAAGACTGGAAAAATGTAAATTATTCTGGTCAAAAGGCAAAATATGTAAATCAACAGCAACAGAATTGGCAACAACAACATCAATTGCAAAATCAATTACAACAACAACAAATGCAAGGCAGAAACATTAGGCCACCGCCACCACCAAATGTCAACATTTTTTCCGCTGAATATGCTCGTTATATTGGTGCAAAACCAAAGGCGACCACTAGCGCGAATATTCGACTAGGTGGTGTTCGTCGTTAAACTGCAATTTTTTCTCTTTAAACAATATATTAACCATTTATATGTATTTTTTCTCTGAATACAAAGACAATGAAAAAATAGATATTTCAAAACAGCTTAAAGAAAACACTGAAGAAACCGCCGCAAAAGATTTTGAAAAATTGAGAAAAGCTGTGGAAAAAGACCTAGATGCAATAAAGCCTCTCTCGCCAGTGGGTCTAAATTTTATTGAATATTTTGTGCATGTTGAACTTCTTAGCACAAAATCAAAGTATGGCATATCTTTTTTTGATTTTTGGTATAATCGGTCTTTTTACATGTCGAGAGATGCATCCACTTTAAAATTAATTGATTCCATCAAAAAAAACAGGCCTAATATAACAGATATTAAAATAGGAAAACAGGTTTTCAACTTATATTATGGAGGTATAAGTATTTTTAGACCAACAACTGCTGCTAAATTATATGATTATTTGAAACCCAAATGCATACTTGATTTTACAATGGGTTGGGGTGGTCGATTGGTAGGCGCGGCTATTTTGAATGTTCCAAAATATATCGGTATTGATTACAATGAAAACTTGAAGGAGCCTTATGAAAAAATGTGTGGATTTTTGAAGAATGATAAAACATTAAAAACAACATCAACTGTAACTACTACCGAAATTGAATTATATTTTCAAGACGCTCTCTCGATAGACTATTCAAAACTTGAATATGATATGGTATTTACTAGTCCTCCTTACTATAATAAAGAAATATACGGCGATAAAAAAACATACGAAACAAAGGATGAATGGAATACGAAATTTTATAAACCTGTTTTTAAAAAGGTATGGGAAGGGTTAAAACCAGGCGGTCATTTTTGTTTAAATATTCCTCAATGCATTTATGATGATATTTGTGTTCCATTAATTGGAGAAGCAAAAGAATTAATAGAACTTAAAAAATATGCTCGTTGTTTGCCAAAACGAGAGACGAAGCAATTTAATGTTGGGCAAAAATATAAAGAATATATTTATATTTGGAAAAAAGAGGGAGGGCTGTAAATAAAAAGTCGTATTTTATTTGAGATTTTTTTTTCCTAAAAGAATTAAACGCAATTTAACAAAATATACATAAATATAATCGAAAAATAAATATATTATAAAAATATGTAATAAAAGCAATAATATTTTATTACATATAAACATAATAAATATGCAAAATATAGAACATGCATTTTATATAAATTTAGAATCACGGTTGGATAGAAAAATCCATGTAGAATACCAACTTCAAAATCTAGGAATTAAAGCTCAGCGATTTAATGCAATTAAAATGAGTAACGGTGCGATAGGTTGCAGTATGAGCCATTTAAAATGCTTACAAATTGCTAAAGAAAATAATTGGGACCATTTACTTATTGTAGAAGACGACATTGAATTTACCGATTTAGAGCTGTTTAAGAAACAATTAAATACATTCCTAAACAATCAAAAAGATTGGGATGTTGTTTTATTGGCAGGCAATAACATGCCACCTTATACCGAAGTAGCTGATTATTGTGTAAAAGTAACACGATGTCAAACAACAACTGGTTATATGGTAAAGGCTCATTATTTTGATACATTAATTGAAAATATCAAAACAGGAATACAAAAACTAATATTTAATCCTGAAAACCATGCGTCTTATGCTATAGATAAATATTGGTTTAAATTACAAGAGCAAGATAAGTGGTTTTTAATTGTGCCATTAACGGTAACTCAGATGCAAAATTACAGTGATATTGAAAATAGAATAACCGATTATTCCAGTGTAATGCTGGATTTAAATAAAAAAAAGTTTTTTATGAAGCAGCTGGAACAAATAAAAATGGCAAAACAACAAATGGTTTTCCTGCCAAATAATATTATTAAAAATCAACAAATTGAAGATTTGAAAAAAATGGAGGAGCAATTAAAAGACCAAATGAAATTTTACGATTGCATAAAATGAAACAAAACCTTTTTAGTTATATTATGTTTTTTAAACCTTTTTATTTTTCAAACGCTGAAATATTCTTATATATTTTTATAATACTCTGGAAATTCTTTCATTAAATCTCTACACCCAGATATAGCACCTTGTTGAATTAGATTTTCTTTTCTTTTTTTTGTAAATGATTTTAACCAAGGTTTTTTATTATTTTTACAAGTTTTTTGGCAATAAATATCGTTACAACTCTTCAAAAACAAAGTTTCAAGAGTATTTGCGAATGTTTTTCTATTTGTTTCACGGAGAACTTTAATTGGTTGGTATTTTTTACTAAATTTTATTTCAACTCTTTCTTTTTCTGGTAGAAAAACTTCTTTGCAAAACCTTTTACATGTTTTATTTTTTGATTTAATTGTTTTACTTCCAAATTTTGTATTATTTTTATATTTAATCTTTTTATTTTTCATTTATTTATTATATTATATAAATTTATTATTTTTGTCATCAACTATTTTATGATAATCATTTGTAAAAAATGGTTTCGAAATGTAAAAAGGTCTAAAACATATCTTTTAAAAATAGGTCGCTTTGTATATGCAATACATTTTCTTTATAAAAATTAGGAAGTGTTAGCCCTATAGCATAATCCTCCAAATATTCCCTCGCTATTTCTGTTTTTTTGTTAATTAAAATAATAATAGCCTCTTTAGATAAAAAATAAAAACGCCCATTGCAATATTTAATTGGTAAAATAGGCAAATTTTCAGGTAATTCAGGATGTATTTTATGGTATTTTGAGAGATAAGCTTGTTTTACATCAATAACATTTCCTCCATAATGCACTTGAGGGGTTAATTTTTCAATCATTCCTTTTACCATATCAAAAAAGCGAATATTTTCCAGTTTTTGGTCATCATCTGTTTTAAATATATATTTATAATCAAAAGTTTTATGAACCGCGTCATAAGCAGCAATCACTTTTTTGGGTAGCGAATTATAATCATCATCGGTTTTTACATATAATATTCTCTCTGTTTCATCAAACAAATAACCACAATTTGTAGAATCCAAATTAGGATTTCCTATAACATGGTAATAACATAAATAAGATGGTAATAGTTTTAACCAAGTGTTTTTTTGAGCAATTGCTTTAGGTCTATATTTTTCACAATTCATGATTAACAAAATATAATCTTGTTTTCCTTTTATATTTGTCATTTATAGTTTTATTTTTGTATTCGTTTTAAATATAAATTTTTATAAAGAATTTATATTTTTGCTATTTGTTGTTTTTGTTGTTTTTGTTGTTTTTGATTTTTTCATCACTTTATTTGTATTTTTACCCAATTATTTGGAAATAAATCTATCGTATTATGATTTTTTAATTTGGGACCAAACCATAATTCCGGATAACAAACGATTTTTTCAATATTTGTATTAAAATGTGCTCCCCACCAACTGAATGTGCTATTTGCAATAATATTGTGGCTGCAAACACTCATTAATAACATTTGTTTCCAGTCATCAATATCATCGGATTGCTTGCAAAAAATGAAATTAGGAAATTCCTTTTCTAATTTTTGAATCATACTTGAAACAATTTTATTGTCTTCTTTTTCACAAAAATACAAAACTTTAATTTTAACTTGAAGTTTAAATGTTTCAATTTCTAATTTATTTTGCATATAGCGCAACGCATTTTTATAATATTCATATGGTATAACCGGATGTAAATCTTGTAAATTTTTATAATCTCCCAACCTAAAATGCATACTAATTAAAATGGTTGTTTCATTATTGCCAAACAAATCTGGATTTTCCAACAATAACTGTTTTTTTTGCTTCTCTAAGCCAATCATTTTGCATATAGAATCATAATAAGCATCAAAATATTTATGGCTTTGAAAATAACCCGACAACATTATATTTTCATACATGCACATTGGCAATTCATTATATTTAAATTCTTTTTCTCTCAAAACATCGGTTTCAGGAAAAGACAATATTGTAAATTTTTGTAAATTAATAAGAAAACTATCCCAATAGGTATGTCTATTAGCTTTACCTGGATTTATTTTTTCCGGAAAAATAAAACGATGTTTATTTTGAATGGCATAAGCTATAGTTGTAAAAATTTGAAACAATTGATTACCAAGACCTCCTACTAAATTGCAAACTATCATTATTTTATAGTGTGTATATTTAATTTATTAATTTTAAACTCTTTACACTATTGAAGATTTTAATTATCAAAAATAAAACAAAAACCAAAAAATAAAAAATAATAGTAAAAAATAAATATAAATGAGTCTTCCACAAATTTTATTGTTATCTGTAGTTGAAATAATTGGAGATTTTGGATTTAAAGAATTTGCAAATAATGGTGGTTTAATTCCATTTTTTATCGGGTCAACTGGATATGTAGGAGTTGTCATTTTATTAATAGTCGCTTTACAAAATTCGACAGTTATGATGGTAAATGGTGCATGGGATGGCATAAGTGGATTAATGGAAAGCGCAGCTGCATATATATTTTTAGGAGAACGGTTCGAACACAAATTTCAATATGTCGGTTTGATTATGATTGCGTTAGGATTATATTTATTGAAAATACCGCTTAAAAAAGCTAAAAGTTTCGAAATACCTAGCTCTTTTTGGAGAAAACTGTTTTAAAAATCTTCTTTTAATTCAAAAATATCTTCATCAATTGTTTTATTTGCAAGAGCATAGTCGCTGACACGGCTTTCAAAGAAATTTGTTTTTTGCTCAACCGAAATTAGTTCCATCCAACTAAAAGGGCATTGCACATTATATATTTTTTCATATCCTAATTGCACCGACAAACGGTCAGCAACAAATTGAATATATTGTGTCATTAATTCTGAATTCATACCAATAAGACGACAAGGAAGTGCATCGCAAATGAATTCTGTTTCGATTTCAACCGCTTCCTTGATAATTTCATATACCCTGTTTTTATTCACTTTTTTAAGAAGCTTTTTATAAAGTAGAATGGCAAATTCAGTGTGCAATGCTTCATCACGAGAGATAAGCTCATTTGAAAAAGTAAGACCAGGCATAAGCCCTCGTTTTTTCAACCAATAAATGGAACAAAATGCGCCCGAGAACATGATTCCCTCTACACAAGCGAATGCTATTAGTCGTGAAGCAAAATTGCTTCTCTTATCACCAATCCATTTTTGAGCCCAATCTGCCTTTTTTTTGATGCAAGGAAAACTCTCAATACCATTAAAGAGCTTGTTTTTCTCTTCGGGATTTTTAATATAACTATCAATAAGAAGACTGTAAGTCTGTGAATGGATATTTTCCATAGCAATTTGAAAACCGTAAAAGGCACGAGCCTCAGCCAATTGAACTTCATTCATAAATCTTGCACCCAAGTTTTCCAAAACAATTCCGTCGCTCGCAGCAAAAAACGCCAAAATCATTGAAATAAAATATTTTTCATCCTGTGAAAGCTTTTCCCAATCATTCGAATCTTTTGATAAATCGATTTCCTCTGCTCGCCAAAAACAATCAACTTGTTTTTTATACATTTCCCATATATCTTGGTGTTGAATTGGAAACATTACAAAGCGTTTATCGTCAGGTGTGAGTAAAGGTTCTTGAAAAGTTTTTGACATCCTAAATAATATATAGCAAAGATTTTATATTCTAATTTTTTAATAATAATAATTATTATAGTCATTATTATTAATTTAATAGAGTAAAATTTTGTGTTGTTACGATATACGGTAACATCTTGCATATAAAAACCAAATTATTTGAAAAATGGCAAATAAAACAATAAATACGCTGCATAATATATCATTACTGTGTTTACTACCCAACACCACATGGAGCCAACTGATTTATCTTTATAATAATTGTAAACAATAATCATTAAAGTTATGAAACCAAACATAAAACCGAACTGATTGCCTGCATATAGAAGTGGAAATAAAAAGAAAAATCCCCAAATTAAAGATACCATCTTTTCGCTGTCATATAACAACATATTCCAATGCAGATGGTTTAACGGTGTTACAACTGAACTAAATTTTTTTGTATTATAACGGTACATAAAAATTGGAATTGCTATTATTAAATATGGAACTATAAAATACATGCGTGTTTGATATGGCAATAACATAGAACTTGCAACAGGTTGCAACAATAACAAACATTGTGCCATAAAAGTAAATAAAGAATTTAATGGAGGGTTAGAAATATTTTTCCAAATAAAAAACTCTATTAGTTGTATAAAAATAAAAGAAAACATAAAAACATACACCCATAGATTATTTACCCCTTTTATAAATTGTATTTTATATTGCGTATAGTTATTATTATAAATAATCAACAGCATAACAAAAGAGCTAAATAAAAATGTATTTAATGACACTTCAGCATTCCAGCACATAATATTTATATAATTAGTTTATATATTTTTTATAATAGTTATTATAATAGTTATTATAATAGTTATTATAATAGTTTTTTACTTGTTTTATGTAAAAAATATTAAAATATTAATATTTGAATACAAAATCAATATGAAAAGACCTATAGGTAAAAATAGTGGTTCATAATAGTTTAGATATGCCCATATCATGACAAAAAAAACGGGAAATATATGATTAGGAGGTATCATATTATAGCATTGCTGCGTTCTAAAATATATCCATAATCCCGAGCAAATTACGGATATTATGACTTTATTTTTGAATGAAATGTATTTATCCAAAATCATATAATATATATATTTATATATAAATATATATAAAAGTATATTATGCTTACAGAATTGTATTTGCAAACTACAAATCCAAGATTACCCTTTAGCTCATTGTTTAGTATGAAAACATTTACTGGTATTATTGTTTCAGTAATACTTCACACAATTATTTACGCATTTTTTTTCAATTTGGCTAGTTTTATATTTTTAGGTAAATTATTGTCAAAGAGTATAAATATTCGCTTGATAATTTCTCTCTTAATTATTATGTTTTTTGGGTTTTTTGCTAGATTTTTTCATGTGAAAGAAATATACAAAGCATATAATTATGATATGGAAAAAACTAGAAAGCACTTGGATAAACTTTATATCGGCTGGATTTTTTTATCTTAAAAATAAAGATAAAATGTTCAAGAGTGTAAATTAATAATATTATAATAAATTAATGATTAATATTAATCCTGAATTTATTGAAGAAATAAGAAAGGTTCAAAAACCGGAATATCAAATGGCGCTAGCAGAGCGCGATAAATTTTTAAAGCAAATAGAGCATCAAATACACGAGAAACGCAGACTGTTAGTAGAAAAAAGAAATTATTTGGAAAAATCTATAAAAGAGAACGCGTTTTTAGAAGGGGTTAAAAAAGATTACCAAAAATATAAAGATTATATAGTAAAAGAAAAACAGGACCAATTAAGGGCAATGAATATTTTGAAACAATATACAGAAGATTTGGCGGTAAGCACGAAATTGACAGAGGCGGATATTAAACAAACAAGGAAACAACAAAAAGAAATTTTGGGTGAAATGGACAAAATAAAGAGAGAATTAGATGAAATAATTGGACCAACAACTGCAAAAACAGAATAATAATCTGTGCATAATATAATTAAATAATGGCTGACCCGCAACCTAACGACCTACCTGATTATGTTAATGGCTTACCAATAGATGACCCTGAACAAGACCCAAATTTATTGAATTTCATGAATGGTAATAGATTACCTATTGTTAATTTAGGACAACCAGAACAAGCTGTTGTAACAGATTTTTGGCAAAGTTTAACTAATTTAGGAACACAAATAGTTGTCAATAAAAATACTATAAGAAGATATAAATATTTTGTTAAACAGGGATTAGAAAAATTAAGAGATAGAATTAACGATATTCGGGTATTAATACAAGAATTAACAGATTTAATTCAACAATATGCACAAAATAATGCGAACCAAGGACAAGAATTAGTGGAACAAAAAAATAAATTGATAGAAGTAATAACAGACGCGACTCAAAAAATAAATTTATGGACTGCAGAAATAACAGCTAGTAATGGAGAATTAAATACTGATTCATATCAGAGAAACATAAATAAATTGTTGGTTTCTTTAGAAGAAGCAATAAATAAAGGAAATGATGCTATAGCTGCATATCCAATTGTGGGACCACAACGCCCTCCTCAAGTAGCACAACAATTAGCTGCAGATGTCCCTGCTTTAGAAGGCGGTAAAAAATATAGAAAATCTAGAAAATCTAGAAAAACAAGATACAATAAAAAATCTAGAAAATCTAGAAAAACAAGAAGAAGAAAAATGCGAGGTGGTTACTTATATGGAAAAACAACGGCTTTTAGCGAAAGCAGAAGTGGTCGTAGGAAAAATAACAATAGTAATAAAAGAACAAATAGCATTTCCACTTCATTTTCTTCAAACACAAACCCATATTCTAAAAATTTAATTATTTTTTAAGAAGCATGCCTCGTAATCCAGGAAGATAAATACATTGTGAAGGCCATTTACCAGTTAGCTCACGATGGCGAAGTGAATTCGGATTTGTACGCATTAAATTTTTAGCTGTTCGTTCTTTATAAATGCGTTTCCAAGTGCGTTGCACAATTCTCAACCAAAATGTTTTTAAAATTCCTACATATTCACCACCTGATAAGTGAATGCACAATGCAATTTCAGGTTTAAGATAGTTTGTATTGGATATTATTTGCCGGTAATTTCTGATAAAAGGGTGTTTGCAAATAGTGTTATTAGGTAAAATAATATGTTGAATATGATTTCTAAGAGATGCTATATCATCATATATGCATGGATTTTCTTCATACCAATCTTCTTCCCAATAATCATTATCATTATCATCACCTTCTAAAACATTGTAAGAGTAATGAACCAAATAATGACCTGCTATTTTAGGGTCAGAATTATTATCTATTCCATGAATATTTGGATTATGTATTTCACATAAAACAATTTTAAACCTTTTATTTATTGGTATTGACATTTGCATTTGTATATGTATTATTAATATATTTAACCAATAATAATATTTTTCAATTTTTTAAAAATTATTAAATATTTAAAAATATTTATTTTTTATTTAAAGCTTTATATATATAAATGAAACTTCCAAATTCAGTATTTAAAGTAATTACAAATAAATATGTTTTGTATTTTGTTTTATTTTTAGCAATAGCAAATGTTTTGGGATATTTGGTTATGGGTCAAATTACCGCAGCAATATTTTTCATTTTATTAGCTTTTCTATTATACAATTTTAGTAAAAATATGATTATTGTGTTAGGAATTGCTCTCATTTTAACAAATGTTTTAATGGTTGGAAATACACCTCAAATATTTGGAAATATTTTTAAAGAGGGAATGGAAGATATGAAAGATATGGAAGATAAAGATAATGAAGATTCTAAAAAAATGACAAAAACCAATAACAACAATATAATGACACCGGAAGATAATGATATAACAATGCAAACATCCGGAGTTTCTACTAGCAGTTATTCAGAAAATGGACAAAATAATGGCGAAGAAGAAGAAAGTCCTGTAAATTCCAAAGATGCATTTAGTGGTGTTAATAAAAAAAGAAGTCGTATAGATTATGCAACAACATTAGAGGATGCTTATGGGGATTTGAATAATATTTTAGGAAGTGATAGCATTAAAAACTTAACAGGTGATACTCAGCGTTTAATGCAACAACAATTACAATTAGCAGATGCGATGAAAAGCATGACTCCTTTATTAGAAAACGCAAAATCAATGTTACAGGGATTTGATTTAAAAAATATAGATGGTTTAGCTGATTTTGCAAAAAGTTTTGCTCCTTCAAAATAATTCGCAATACTGTAATATAAAGTATTTATAAAGGTATTGTCATATATAAAAATATATAAAATATATATGACAATAAATAAAAGATGCCCGCCAGGTGTATTTTGTATTGAAAATGTAACAATGATTTTTATTTTTTTAATTGTTATTATTGCATTATTTGTTATTATTTATTTAATGTATAATTTTTTAACAAAAACGCTATTTAATCAATTAAATAATAATATTAATAATAATAATAATAATAATAATAATAATACAGAAACTTATAATGATAACAATAAAAATAGTTTAATGGGTAATATATTTGGTTTATTTACACGACCAAATTATGGATACACAAATATTCCAGGAGATGTTTTGATGAACCCATATGCACCTCCATTGCGAGATGAAAGATATTTAATTCCTGAAATTCAAATGGGAATGGCTCCACCAGGTCGAGTGCCTATTAATATATCCACTAATATCGGTGCGGTTGATACTACATATCGTCAAGTGGGTATTTTAACACCGTTGAATAGTTTTAATCGTAAAGGTAATCATGGTAATAATGGCGATAGTAAAATTTTACCCTTAATGGGTCGCCCGCTTTTTACAAATAGAGATAAATGGCAATACTATACAATAAGTGACCAAAATAATAGTGTAAAATTGCCCATAAAATTTAAGGGAAGAAATGCGTCAAATGAATATGGTGTAGATAAAATATATAATGGGGATATTGTTTATGTAGAAGGTTATCAACAGGCATTTAAGGTAACAGAATATGAAAATGACACTATTAAATATTTACCATTTTTATAAAATATATTTTGTTTGTTAATTATTGCTCTTGTCCTTCATTATTTTCCTTTTCTTCTTCTTGTTCTTGTAAATCAATTTGATTTTTAATAATTCCCTCAAAATCATCAATTTGAGGTTGTTTTATATTTGTAGGTGCATCAGAATTTTTTGAAGCTAAAACAGCAGCTGCTATTTTTTCGTCCAAATATTTTTTAAACTTTTGTGTAATTTCATTAAAATCAGTGTCTTCAGTATTTTCTCTAACATAAGGAGTAGGTGGTGTTTGGTCATCATAATTATTATAATTTTGTCTTGAATTATTAGCTTCATAATCATCAGTTTTTGATTCATCAACATCACTTGGGTTTTGGGGTAAAGTATTTGGTACCGACGCTAGTTCCGGCGGCGATTGTTGTGATTCAATCGGTTCATTTGCGCTAGCGCTAGCGCTATCACTATCAATGCCGTCAACACTAGGTTCAACGATAGGTTCAACACTAAGTTCAACACTAGGTTCAACGATAGGTTCAACGCTAGGTTCATTTACATCTGGTAAAGAAGTTGGTGCGGGAGCAGATGCAGGATTTTGTTGTTGTAAGTTTGATTGATTTGCATTATTTTTTGCTTTTTCAATTGCAGCTTCAAAATCTTTTCGATTTTCATTAAAAGCTAATGAATCTATCCCTTTATAACTATTTTCAACATTAGTTATTATTTTTCTAATCATACCATTATTATTAATATTTAAACCATTTTTTTCTGCAAAATCAAAGGCTTCTTTTAATTTTTTATCCGCTTCAGCAGTGTTATTTGTTCGCAGGTCATTTGCTGCATCTTTGAATTTTTCTTCTATCTTTTTTAATAACGGATACTCCCTTATTATTTTTTCGCTTGCCGATTTAAATTCTGAATCATAACTATTTAAATAGTCATCCTTATTTAATCCTTTTTCAATTATTAAACTGACAGCATTTTCCATTGTAGTTTTAAAATTATTATACGCTTTTTTGTCACGACCATCATTCGATGAAATCCATAAAGCATTTGCTCTTTTTATTAATGTTTTAACATAATTATTAATATCACCACCTGATTGAGCCTCCATTTTGAAATGAAAAACAGGCATATTTTTTAATGTTTTACGATTTAAATCCAAATGATGCTTTTTTCTAAAGGTTCTTTTTTTACCTTTTGAATACTTGCTTTTTTTTTTGAAATTTTTCATGGACTGTCTTTTCTTATTGTATAATTTTGTTAATTTACCTTTAGTTAATTTCATTATTGACTTATATAAATAAAATAATATTTTTATTTATATTTTTTCTGTCGATAATGTAATGACAAATCCAATGAATATTTCAGCAAATAAAATAGATAATTATTGCAGTGAAAAATGTTCATATTCATTTAATTATCAAATTAGCAATGTTTGCACAGCAACCAATTACGGTTCTTATTTATATTTAAATTATATTGATTCAGGTAATGTGGCACCCGTGACATTTAATTCAAATACTTATAAGGTTTCAAATATAGAAATATATAGTCCTTCTCTGCATAATTTTAATAATAATAAAACAGACGGAGAAATTATAATAACGCATACACCTACTGGTATCGGTAAACCTTTAATTGTATGCATACCATTAACTGTATCAGGAAAATCTCCTACACCAGCAAGCCAAATTATGGCAAATATTATAAATTCCGCGGTTTCAAGACCATTAAAACAAGGAGAACCAGCAATGACTATTAAATTAGAAAATTATACATTAAATAATATTATACCAGCAACACCATTTTTTTTTTATAATGATACAAATGATTCCAATATTATTGTATATGGTTTAAATAATGCTATACCTTTAGATGCATCGGTAATAAAAGGGTTAAAGACTATTATTACAGGAACATCAGGAGTTAAATATGCAAGCGTGGAATATTTAGATTACAATAAAAGCGGGCCATCAACTGGTGGATACAATGGAGATGACCAAATATATATTGATTGCCAACCTACAGGAAATTCGTTAGAAACCGAAGAAGTCGAGTTTTCAAAACCGGCTACAAATAATGACCTTATATTTGTTTTAAATAGTCCGGTTATTATTTTTATTTTTGCAATGCTTATTTTTGTGGTGTTGATATTAATTATTCATAATTTATTGATATATTTATCTACTGGTAAATTGCCCAAGATGCCGAGTTTCGCCACAGGGAATAGGAATAGAGGCTGAACCTAATAGTAATTCTGATTATCTATAACGCTTATGGGTTTTGTTTTTTCTTGTGTTTCTTTTTTTACTTTTTTTGGGTCTTTTATTATGTTTTTTACTTTTGCTGTTTTTTTTAGTTTTATTTTTAAAATATTTTTTGCCTCCTCTTGGTGGTATTTGTGGTAATAATGGTGTTTGTCTTTTACACCTTTTCTCATTTAAAACGCCCATTATTTATCTTCAAATAATGATAAATAATATGACATCATTTCATTATAAACTATTAATATTTCCATTCTATCTTCATATGATAATTTATTTATATTTTTTAGGATATCTATACTAAATGTGTTTAAATTTCTAATATCGTGAATATATTTTTTCAATAACTGACTATCATTATGGTTTGAGAAATACTTATCTTCTTTATATTCCCCATCCCCATTTTTGCTTTCACTATGGTTTGTTTTTCTTCCACTATCCATTATATAATATTACCAGTATAATTATTTTGAAAAGATAATAATTATAAGTGGTTCTCATTTTAAATGGGAGTTTTAAATGAGAAAAGGTGTAATAAAAAAAAATCTCTTTATTTTTATCATTAAAAGCAAACATCAAAGGCGTGTCTCCATATGTACCTATATTTAAATTTACATCAGCTCCTTTATCTATAGCATTTTTAACGCCATCATAATTTTCTTCGCTAAGTGCTATTATTAAATCTCTATTTGCTGGACTTAAACCCGACATTATATATAAATTGATAAATTAATTTATATATAATATTAAATAACTCCAGTGTAATCAATTGGTGCAGCATCATATAAATCATCCAATACTGGAGTAAAAGAGTATGTGTTCATATTTGATGTGTCTGCCTGGTTAATTGGTGCCATTTTTTTAACAATTTCTTGTTCTAAAGTATACGGAAATTGATTATACATGGAAAGCGCAGTGTATTTTTTTTCTTCGGTAGGCATATAATTATTTAAAGCGTATGTTTCTGTAACTGTTTCAGAATTTGTCATTAAATTATAAGCAACAAAAAATCCCAAAACACCTAAAATAGGATTTGCATAAACAAAAAGCATTAGCATTATAATTACTACAATAACTTTTCCATAAGTTGTATCAATTATGCTTGCAAGTGCAGGAGGGGTTTTGTATCCCATTATTAAATAAATAATGAAAAGTATTGCCAATAGTAACTCACCCATATTTTTTTTCTTAAATAAATCTTGAGAAAATTCCATATAACATAATAACAGATTTTATTATACAAAATCATAAAAAATTGATAAACATTTGTAAAACTAGTTAAACAATATATACTAATTATAATTAGCATTCCGCAAATGATAAACGAAATAAACATAAACGAAACAAATAATTTACAATTCACAAAAACGCTAAACACTTATCTTGGTCAAAAAGGTTATAGTATTTTAAAAAAAGAATTAAATGTAGAACAACAACACATTTTACGAAAAGAGTTGGTTGCTAAACCTTTTACACAAGGTGCACCCGGTATGAACAATCAATCGGTTACTTTTCCGATTTACCGTGAATCCAATAATAAGTTTTATGTTCCTCGTTATTTTGGCGAAAAATATTTTGGAAAGGTAAAAGAGTATCGGATTTCGGATGGTGATGAAATTTCTCTCACTTTTGCAGGTGAACTAAGAGAAAATCAAAAACCAGTTGTAAAAACCTTTATGGAGCATCTTGAAAAAAATAATGGACACGGAGGTGGGTTACTTGAACTTCCATGCGCGTATGGTAAAACGGTTTTAGCGCTAAATATTATATCCCAAATAAAAAAGAAAACATTAATAATTGTTCATAAAGAATTTTTATTGAACCAGTGGATTGAGAGAATTGGACAATTTTTGCCTAGTGCAAAAATAGGTAAAATTCAAGGTCAAATAATGGATATTGAAAATAAGGATATTGTGTTAGGAATGTTGCAATCTCTTTCCATGAAAGATTATCATCAAGATTCATTTGATAGTTTTGGTCTTACTATTATTGATGAAGTGCATCATATTTCGAGCGAAGTGTTTTCATGTGCGCTTTTTAAATTGGTTACGCGTTATACACTTGGATTGTCTGCCACCATGAACCGTAAAGATGGAACCACAAAAGTATTCAAAATGTTTTTAGGAGATGTAATTTATAAAGGCACGAGAGATGAAGAACACAAGGTGGTGGTAAGGGCAATAGAATATAAAAACAATGATGAGGAATTTAATGAAGTAAAATTGGATTTTCGTGGTAATGTGCAATACAGCACGATGATATCTAAATTATGCATATATAATCATCGCACTGAATTTATTTTAAGAATAATAAAAGATATGTTTGAAGAAAATCCGCTGCAACAAATAATGCTTCTAGCTCACAATAAAAATGTATTGAAATATTTGTTTGATGCAATCAAGCAGAGAGAAATAGCGGATGGAAGCGTCGGATATTATATTGGAGGTATGAAAGAAGCCGCTCTAAAAGAGACGGAAGGAAAACGAGTGGTTATAGCAACTTATTCAATGGCAGCAGAAGCATTGGATATAAAAACATTGACAACATTAATAATGGTAACACCTAAAACAGATATAGAACAAGCAGTTGGTAGAATATTGAGGGAAAGGCATGGAAGTCCAACAGTAGTGGATATAATAGATACACATGCGCCTTTTCAAAACCAATGGACGAAACGCAAACAATTTTATAAAAAACAAAATTATAAAATTATACAAACATCTATTGATAAATATGACCCTGATACTAAAAATGATAAAAAATGGAAAGTTGTCTTTGAACCGGGAGTAAAAATTGTAAATTCTTGTTTAAGCTCAGCAAATGGTGCGAACGAAGGAAAATGTCTTATAAAAATTTCTAAAAAACCGGTTTAATCATTTTAATTACTAAATTTGAAATCCGCTATTTGTATTATAATTGTAATTATCTACACAATTTGTGCAATTAGGTAATACTTGATATGGGGCTGGATTGGCTAAACCAAGTTCGGATGCGCTCAAAATGCCGCCGCGTGAATAAGTTTGAGTCATTGGTATATTACTTTGATATTGATTATATCCGCCTCTTTGCATTTTGCTACGGCTTTTACTTCTATTTCTTCTTCTTCCACCTAACATTCTTGACATTGGCATTGTTACATCATTTATACTGTAAGGATTGACAACACTATCCACAGGATATTGTGAATAATTAGAATTATAAACATCTGTGCCATTTTCCAATTTCATATTTTGTGAAGATACAATAGGACCGTATAAAACGGTGTTACCTGCGTTACCTCCTTTTAAATTGTATTTTCGCGATTTACAATTAAGTTGTTTTCTTTTATAAAGAGATAATAATCGTCTTTTTGTATGTTTTCTCATTTTTTTAGAAGACATTCTATACTTATTAACAATATTTTTTATTTTTTTTCGGAGGTAATGTTTATTTTTACGGCTTCTACCTCCACCCATCATTGAAATTCTTGAAGCATTTGCAGCAGCAGCTTTATCGCTAAAATTGTCAGGTAATGCAAATTGCCTGGATGTTTCTGTAGACCCGAATCTTCCCGCCCAATTTGATCCATCTACATTAACAAAATCCCCATTTACATTATTTAATGGGGTTACCGGATGTTTGAATAAATAATTAGACATATATAATTACTTGTTATTTTTTTCTAAACGAATAACTTCATCTATTGAGTTTACTTTTTCATTTTGTTTTGCTAAACGCACGGGATACCATTTTTTAAACTTGTAATTATATTGGCAAACCATATTAAATGTGTTGTCTAAATAAACAAATTTATCTTCTTTTAAATTTTCAAATTCTTCTTCATCATCGCTTTCTTCTAACGCATCCAAATTTTTATTTTCTTTAATTTTTCTAAATAAATTGTTCATCATGACACTTGTTTTATAATCAGGAATGCAAGCAACATTATAATAATTGTATTCTGGTTTATTGTTATAAGTAAATAAATGATAAATATCATTTTGAATATCAGGTTTGATTTGAAATACAATTTGCTTATTTTCCTTTAAATTATTACTAAATTTATTTTGAGTTTGATTTTGATTTGGAATTTGATTTGCACTTTGATTTGGAGTTTGATAATTAGACAAAATATCCGGCTTATATTCTAAATTAAAACAATAATTGCCTTGTGTCTTATTTTTACAACGAAACTGTAAATATTTGATTTTATATGGAAGTAAAGGAATTTCTTTTATTAAATTATTTATTGTGTTGCTTATTGCGTTGCTTATTAGTGGTAATCCAAATATTATAGATTGAGTTGTGAAAGCTTCTTGTTTAATTTCAGTTGAAAATATGGATATCAATGAATTTAATTTCCATTCAAAAGATTTTTCAAAACATTCACTACCTTTGTAATATAACAAATTTTCTACAGAAAAAAAAGAAAAATTGTTATATTTGAATACTGTACCATAAAAAATAGTTCCAAAAGCTATTTTATCATGAAAACAACAATGAACTATTTTTAAAAATTTTATTTTCTTATTTGAATTTATTTCCATTAAAACACAAACATTTTGTTTTTTAAAATTTGTAAACCATGCAAAATAATTAATACCTTCAGGAATAACTAAAATATAATCAGCATTTTGAACTTTGTTATGCACAATAGTTTCATAAGAAAGTTCAACATTAGGGAAACCCTTTAATAATAAATTTTGTTCATCTTCAGAAAGCATATTCTTTTTATTTAATTATATTTTTTTCTTTATATTATTTGCAAAATTATAAAATTTATTATATTATTTATATTGTAAAAAAATATAAATATATAAAAATATAATATATATAATATGGATTTAAGTATTTTACTTCCTGAGGATGAAGAATTGCATAGCCTCGAAACATTACAAGATAAACCTGAACTTTTAGACCAGGTTGTTAATGAATCTGCTGCGAAAGAAGAATGTTCTGATGCGAAAGAAAATACGGTTGCAGACATGGCTGACCATGAGGCGTTAAAATTAGAATATCCTATTGATAATGATACCTTAGAAGAATCCCAGTTTGAACATGGATATGTAGCTGAAGAAGATGTTGAAGAAGAAGAATCCCAGTTTGAACATGGATATGTAGCTGAAGAAGAAGAGGAAGAAGTTAAAGAAGAAGACCTAGAATTTGAAGAAGCAGAAGAAGAAGAGGAAGAAGTTAAAGAAGAAGACCTAGAATTTGAAGAAGCAGAAGAAGAGGAAGAAGTTAAAGAAGAAGACCTAGAATTTGAAGAAGCAGAAGAAGAAGCAGAAGAAGTTAAAGAAGAAGACCTAGAATTTGAAGAAGCAGAAGCAGAAGCAGAAGGAGAAGCAGAAAAAGAAGCAGAAGAAGAAGAAGAAGCAGAAGCAGAAGAAGAAGAAGGAGAAGAAGAAAAAAATAATAATGATTTATTGAAAGAGACACATATTAAAGAAATACCAAAAAGTTATACGGAAAATAATGATAATGATAATGCTAAAAATGAATGGAATCATAGACGACCTAGAAAAACAACAATATTTGTAATAGAGAAAATTATAGATATGTTGTCTTATTTTTTCAGTAAAAATTAGATTTCTGAATATTGTAATGAGTTTGCACTTCCATAATCTAATGAAGATATAGATGTTGTATTATCATTATCATTATCATCAGTATCAGCATTATTAAGTTTGTTTTTTAAAAATTGTTTCAATTCGTTTTTCATTGATTTTTTATCATAATCAGACGGTGCATTTTCAGATGTATCATTTGATAAATTAGTTTTGGATGAAGAATTAATGGTATTATAAATGTTTTCATATTTATGAACAGGACCATCTACTAAATCTTTTATTTTAGGGACAGTTAATGTAGATTTAAAAAACCCAAATAAATTATGCACTAAAAATATGAGAATGATTGAAATAACGGTAATTTGCAATGTCCAAAATAGCATATAATATTCTTATATTAGTTTAATAACGATAAAAACCCATTAAGTTCTTTTTTAATTAAATAATTATCTATTTCTTCATTTTCTAAAAAATATATATTTTCCGGAATAAAATTGCTATATTTTTCTTTTACATTTAATTCTTTTTTTTGCAAATCTAAATTATTAAATGATTCTTTATAATGTCCTTCAATAACTAAATATAAATTAGATTTTTCTCCATAACAATAATGAAATGATGTTATATTTTTTT